ATTATAGTCATCATAATCATCATTCTCATTATCTATTTCTTCATCCTTATCACCATGAAGAATAGTTACCAAATATTCCTCACCAATAAATGTGCCAAATTCACCATTGAATATTTTTTCTAAATAATCATATTCTGATTTGGTTATTTCTTTAAATTCTATCCTTGATAATAGATCTTCCCCATTTGAATAGTTCAGACTTTCTGAATTAGCATAATATGCAAATTCCCATGTTATACTTGATGCTAATTCCTCAAATCTTGATTGTTCTTTATCAGTCATTATTTTAAAACCATGTACATCAAATTCTTCACCATGGTTATCTGTAAAAATCGCTAGATATCTTGCCATAATTTTTTTAATAAATATGGTGCTATTTTAAAATAGCACCATATTAAAAATATTAAAGGCTATTATAGCTCTTCAAGAGACGTTTAAACGTTTGATAAGTTTGCCTATCAATGTTTTTATTATCGTAATTCTCTTGGATTCTTGATTTCACATCAGAAAGATAATTCCTTCCAAAATCATGCTTCCTTGATGCCTCTGATAGAGATAAATTACCCCTAATAGCCGTTTCAAGAATCTTAATACCGTTTTCAACACTTACTTGTGTCCTAGTTTTTGTAACCTTTGTTTTTGTTACCTTTGTTGTTTTTGCTTTTGTAGCCATTTTTTTTCTTTTTTAATTAAACAATTATTATTAATAAAATAGAAAACAAATATACAAAGTTTTTTTTATTCGTGCAACTTTTTTTACAATAATTTTAAAAAATTATTATATTCCATAGCATTTATAGTTCTCCCTAACTCAGGTCCTTCTTTATATCCCCTCTTAATTAAATCATTACCATTTATTGTTAATTTAAAATTTAAAAAAGCATTAATTAATTTATTATCAATATGTATTATATTAGCAAAAATTTTAATTTGTTCATTAGTCAGACCAGATAATTTTTCTTGTCGTTTAAAATTAACAGCATTCTCTGGGGTAAGAGATTTTAAATTCAATAAAAAACTAATTGCTTTTATCTCAGTTATAGTATAGGTTAATTTATTTAACTCTCTAGATACTATAGACGGTTGATTATCAATTAATAACTTAGAAATAACAATTATTGGGTCTTTTGATTCAATGAAATCATGGTTTACCTTCAAGTTTTTAAATATCCAGTCAAATAAATTATATTTATCCGACATTTTCATAAAAAATATAACACTTTTAGCTGACTTAATGCTTTTAATGAATTCGTCTCTAATTCTTTCAGGACTAATACCCTCAAGACTAGCATCTTTTTTCAATGCATTATCTACATTTGAATCTAAATTACTACCAAATCTACTAGCAAGTCTAATTGCTCTTATGATTCTTAATCTGTCTTCATCAAAACGATTTGATGGATCCCCTACAGTACGTATTACACCATTTTTAAGGTCATTTACGCCATTAACTAAATCAACTATCTCTTGTCTATCTATGTCATAGAAAAGGGCGTTAATCGTTAAATCTCTTCTCGTTACATCTGTTTCAATATTAGTAAATTTAACTGAATCTGGTCTACGACCCTTTCCGACATCGGTTCTGAAAGTAGCTATTTCATATTCATTATTATCAGTGAATACATTTATTACACCAAAAGCTTTACCAGTTGGTATTGTTCGGTATCCAGCCTCGGATAATATTTCTTCTACCTTATCTGGTATTGCATCTGTAGCCAAATCAAAATCTTTTGGCTCTATACCTAATAAAGCATCTCTCACGGCACCACCGACCACAAATAATTTATAATCATTATCTTTAAATACCTTTTGAATATCAAAAATATCCTGTGGTAAATTAAATTTAAATGGAATGCGCTCTTTAGTCAATAATTTTTTAACTTGTTCTTTTATGTGTTTTTTTAAAAACATTTATATATCAATATTTTTCACTAAAATAATTTAACACCCCCAAACTAACTTCTTTCATCGTAGTCTGACCATTTTTAATACTCTCTTTTGCAAAACCAATCATTTCTTTTAATTTTCCCAAATTTGGTAATTTATAACGATATTTTGTATTAAAAATTAATAATTTTTTCTTGTTTTCTTCTGATACTGAGTTAAAAAATAATTCTTTTTCTTTAGGATCATCGATTGGTTTTAAATGAGTTAGAAGTGTTGTTTCAAATTCTTCATCGCTTGGTTTTAGAGTTATTTTATCTATATCACTTCTCTGATAAAATTTTTCAAAAATTGATAATGCTTCTGGTCTAATATCACCCATTCTAGTTGGCATTAGGTATGATGGATATATATAAGTCATAATAATTTCACACATTAAAGGGCCATAGCCTCTCTCAGCTGCAATTCTACCTAAGTTTTTAGTTGCGCTATTGATATCAGATACTACAATCATCCCATAGACTTTTTTTTCAGATGGGTTATAAATAGTGGCCTTAAGAAATAGATTTGTTTTTTCAACATAAATACCAGTATCATTTGGTATATCATTTAATGTAACCGCAGCTTCATTCAACAATTCCTCATCTATCTTTTTCGGTTCACGATACATATGCATATATGGATTTTCTTTTGATGGGTAATCTAATTTTGGATTTTCAATGAAGCCACGATTTTTGTAATAATTAATTAATTTTTTTCTAGAAAAATTACTCGATGCGCCAGGTATCAGTTTAAGGACTATATTATTATCATCAGCTAATTTTTGAAGATATTTTAGTATTTTACTTCCCTTTCCTTTACTGCGTTGATCTTTTGGTACTTCTATTATTTTAATTGTAATTAAATGATTATTTACTATATCCAATTGTAAATCATATCCCAATTTTGTTAATAAATCTTCATATCTTTTAAAGACAGTTAAATCATTATTTTCTTTTAGTTTTGGTGTATTATCGTGACCACATTTATGACATATATACATTTCTTTTTTTGTTGATTCGGATGCTTTCCAATGCCAACCACATTTCTCACATGTAATGGTTTTATCTAAATTTTCTCTTAATAATTTTTTTATTAAATCTTTCATAAATAAAAATGGGATATTAATATAAATATCCCATTTTTTTTGATTATTATTGTATTATTTTATTTAATATTTTTCCGAATAATGATGTTTTTTGATTATTCATTTCCTTTTTAGGTTCAATAATTAATGGTTTATATTTTGGATATCCCTCTGGTCTTGACTTTAAGAAATAAAATTTATCATTGAAAATATCATTAATTACTATATTTTTATTTTGATCCGTTAATTCACCATTAAGATAGGCATTCATTACATAAAATAATTTTCGAGATTGTCTATGATAGAAATTTAATTTATCAAAACAATTCTTCTCAAAGGTTTTAACTTCTGCACCTTCAATCTTAAATCTTTTGATTGTACCCATTGCTGAACTAATAGCAGAATATTTTTTTATATATCGATTGAAATGTCTTTTCATTCTTTTTGGTTTATTCCAATTCGCTATAAACCAACTTTGTTTAATATCTATTGTCATATTTTTATATTTTAATTTTAATTATTATTATTAATTGAAAAATTAAAATATTTTATGGCGGTCGTATCTAGTACATATAGTTAATTTTTATAATTAAACATATTTTATATCTTTTCCCAATAATGGTAATGAGCTAGTAAGCTTCTGGGACTCATTAGATGGCTCAAATGCAACAGCTGTAATTTCATTATGAAAGTCAGGTTCTCTGAAAATAGTATGTTTAATACCCCTTAGAGTTGCTTTAATAATGAGTTCTTTTAGCTCTTCTTCATTCTTTACTGTGAGGAGTATGAGGTAGTTGGATTTATGCCAACAATTTGAAATTTTAGGATGTTCATACTGAAAATCTATTGCGCAGTGGGATGCTTGGGTAGCTTGAGTTCCTATGCTCAAGTCTCTTCTTGTTACAATACGTAATTTTTCTGTAATCTAGTGTGTCATAATAATAAATATACTTTTTGGTTTATAAAAGTCAAGTGAACCTAGTGGGATTCAAACCCACGAAAACGTTTTTAGAGAACGCTGCTTTATCGCTAAGCTATAGGTCCATTAATGTAATAACAATTCTATATTATCCAAATTCAAGCCAAACTCAAAACCTGGCATAATATCAGTCGCTATTAATTTTTCACCATATGGAATTAAAGAAAACTTAATCGGATTCTGCCAATCTCCACCAGCACATACTTCCATTTTGTCAGAGTTAATTGATAAAACTTCAAAATTTTCAAAGTCTACTAATTCTTTAGTACCTTCTTCATTATTAATATATGGTATATTTTCAATAACATCATATAAAGCCATCGGATCTAAATCAATTAGAGTATGCTCAGCAAAGTTAAAAAAACCACATTTTATTAATATTTCAATAACTGATTTCATTTTAATTTTTATTTTACAATTTCATTTTCAATTTTTTTATATAAATCATCCAATGATGAATCATTGTTAATTATAATGTCTGGTTTAATACTATCTTGTTCAACTTCTGAGGCATGTGCATCACTATTATTTGTGTTTGTTCTAATAACCTTTACTATTGTCGCATTCAATTCCTTTAGAATTTTTTCTTCATGTATAAATCTTAAATCTGGTATTATTATTTTTAAATTTGGATTAGTTTCCCTTTCTTTTAAATACCAATATTTAAATTTTAAGACCCAAATATTTCTCCCAACATTGAATTCATCTTCATTCATATATTTATGAATATCATATTGGAATAATTCTGTGCCAATTATTTGGAGCATCTTTCTGGGTGAAACATTCCATCTAGGATCAATTGTTTCTTTATCTTTTTCATCACCCCACATTTGTTCGTGACTAAATCCGAACATTTCTATTAAACCCCTTTTTATTGGATCAGCAAATGAATATCTTACGTATCCATAATTATTTATTATGTATTCGGCAATTGTATCTTTTCCGCTTCTTTTAAGACCAGTTATTGATATTAAATTATTCATAAAACTTTAAAAAAAAATCCTTTAATTTCTTAAAGGATTCTATATGACAGAATTATCTTATTTTTTTTAACCAAAAAAATTAATTGCTGAAATAATTCTTGTAGCGGGGGATGGAATTGCACCACCGATCTCTTGGTTATTTTTTTAACGAATATTCTTATTCGTTTTCTTGAGCCAAGCGAGTTGCTACTTCTCTACCCCGCAAGCTGTTTATAAATATATACAAATATACAAAAGTTTTTTGAAACGTCAAATATTTTTTTAAATTATTTTCTAAATAATAATTTAGAGAATATGGTTTATAAAAAAATTTTAGTTGCAGGCGCAGAATCGAACTGAACCATAAAGTTATGAGCCTTACATGCTACCATTACACCAACCCGCTAGTGTTCCCTGCAGATTTGATACTGCATTAATTCCCAGAAGGAACTGTGTTACTTACACTAAGGAAACATATCAGAATCAGATTTTTTCTGTTTTAAATTTCAGTTTTAATAGAATTTTAATTTGCTGAACTGATTCTTAAAAATTTTGTCTCAAAATGAGGGTTCGTATTGTTTTTTACTTAGTTACGTAACTAAGGATTTTTATTTAACTGTAATCATAACAGTACTAGTCAACTTTCGTTTTATTAAGTTCAGAGGATAATTGGGGTTTAGCCGTTTATCTTAAACTATTGGGAACTAGTAATGCACCATATCATATATTTGATTTGTTTGCTGTACCCATTTTTTTAGACAAAAACAATATTTTAAAGAGCTATATATTTCTAATTTAAATATACACAAAGATACAAAAAATTTTAATTACTGTCAAGTTTTTTTGGATTTTTTTTTATTTATTTGGTAAATCTCTTATAATTAAAAAAATTCCTTGTTTATTATTCAAATAATGTACCACATTTATTATTTCAAAATATTTCTTGAATTCTTCTAAATAAATTAATTCATTTTTTCTTGGTATATAATGTAATTTAATGTTACCTCTAATTATTTTCCATTTATCATCTAATATTGATAGACTGTATTTTTTTCTAAACATATCTTAAAAATAATAAATTAGTTACTATTTATTTTTGTTCTATAATGTATTTATTAGTATAAGTAATAATTTTAATTAAAAACAATTTTATGGTAAAACAAGAAAAACTTTATGGTTGTGGATGTAAGGGTAATACAGTTAAAACAAATACTACTGTTACTCAGACTAATGTACCTCCAACTACTACACAAACAGTCCCAACTGTTAAAACTAGCAAGTAAGGAATAATTAAAAATGGGGTTTTAGGCCCCATTTTTAATTTAAAGTTAAAACCCCAATAAAGCGTATTACTAGGGGTTATAAGTTCCAATCCTAATAGGTTAGTTGTTGGTTGGAATCTTGATTAGATCATTTATATATACTATATAGTATAAAATGTGCCAGTGGAGCAATTGGGAGTCGAACCCAAGTCTTAAGTATTCTTCAAAAGTTTTCTACATGTTTATTAGAGTTTTATAACCCTACAAATCTTTACAGCATTTTACTATTACTGTGAATAGTCTACTATTTTTGATTCTTAGTATTGAATGTTCGTAGTTTACTACTATTACTTTATTAGGCTAAAGCAAGCTCTTCTTCGCTAACAGTTAATGTTGCTTCGTCAAGAAAATTTTTTGATACGATAAAATCGTTGTCATTTATTTTTTTAATAGCGAGATTTAAGTGCTTCCATCTAGCACTACATGCTTACGATTTACGACTATACCTAATCAAAACCAGTATTGCCCCATATTTTAAAGAACTAAAATTTATTTATATAAATACATCATTCTGACATAAAAGTTCATAATGCTATACAAATATACAACATTCTGAACTATTTTGCAAATTTATTTCTTAGTTTTTGATTTTTTCTTTATAATATCATCTATAATGCCATAACTAAATGCTTCTTCTGCTGAAAACCATAGATCTCTTTGGGCATCTTTTTTAACTTGTTCGGCAGACTTATTGGTATATGAACCAAGTAATTCGAATAATAAATCATTCATTTTTTTAGCCTCAGTCATTGAAATTTCCATATCTTGGATATTACCAACAGCTCCGCTAGATACTTGGTGTAGCATTACTCTACTTGATGGTAGAGAAAATCTCTTCCCCTTTGTACCTGCACCCAATAATATACTACCCATACTAGCGGCCATTCCTGTGTTAATAGTGACAATATCTGAATTAACATAATTCATTACGTCTACCATACTGAGACCAGATTTTACGCTACCACCTGGCGTGTCAACGTGTATTGTAATATCACTATTTTCAAGATTATCTAGGAAAAGAAGTTGAGCTTGTACAACTGTACTCATTCTATCATTTACTGGACCAGCTAACCAAATTTTTCTTTCCATCATCATACGTGAAAAGATATCTATCTGTGTCACTCTTAACTCTCTTTCTTCAAGAACATATGGTGTCATTGATGCTTGTACCCCATATAATTTCTCCTGAAGATGTGACCAATGTTCAAAATCTGATAATGATACTCCCATATGCTGTATAGCATAATCTTTAAATTCGAGTTTAAAATTCATATTATTTTATTATTGTTAAAAAAACTGGTGTATTGTCTCCTAACCATGCGCATAGAATATTATATTCAAAATACTCAAGTGCCATTTCATATTTTATATTTTATATCCTCAATGCTACGACCATCTGTAATGTCGCCATATAAATCAATTGTAGGTATATCCATTTGACTTTTTAAAATATCTATTGCTTTTTCTATATCATAAGCAACTACAGGCCCTAAATTAATACGTTCCGCCATACCAACAATGGCATCATCTAAACCATCATATATTATAGCCTCTGGATTTATTTCAAAAATTTCTTCTCTTGTCATTAATTATTATTTTCAGCATCTTCTTGAGCTTCTTCGGAAAATAGTTCTTTTATTAAAGTCTTTAAATTTAAACATTTTTCAGCACCATATTTCAATAATAATAAACTAAAAGTAGAAAAATCTGGATTAATTAATGTTAATTTATCCTTTTCAGGATCAAAATAAATTCTCGCAACATATTCTTCAACAATCATATTTTTTTGTTCGGCTTCTAGTTTCTCAAAAATAGCCTCATTCAATAGAATAATAACATCTTCATTAGTCATATGTTTAAGAATATCTGAGGCCTTACTGACTTTACAGATTTCTTTTAATCTATTGCAACCCAATATTTTAACGTTTAAATCACGTAATGAGTCAATTTGTGAAATAAAATTAATAAATAGTTCTTCGTGATCTTCAAATACTTCATGATATTTTGCCATAATATAAATTTTTGTCAAATATACACAATACTATCTTAACTAACAATTTTTTTATTAATTTTTTTTAATTCTTCAATTAAATGTCTTTCCTCGTCAGTAATTTTATTTGGTATATATAAATCAAGATTTATAAGCATATCGCCCCTATTATTTGTATTAAGCTGTTTCATGCCTTTTTCTGGTATCTTTAAAGTATCACCAACTTTACTATATTCAGGTATTTGAATTCTTATTTTACCACCTTCTATTGTAGGTATTTCAACTTTATCACCCAATATTAATTGCGGATAGGTAAGTTTTATATTTATTTTTAAATCATTATTACTTCTCACAAATTTATCATTTGGCACTTCTAATATTGCCATAATTAAATCACCAACACCACCATTTTTCACAGCATGACCCTTATTACTCAATGCTAAAGTCATATTTTCAACAACACCGCTTGGAATAGTTACATCTACTATTTCATCAATAGAAACAACACCCCCACCATTACATATATTACAAATATTTTCATATGTAAATCCTTCACCATTACATACATTACATTGACTTGAATTATGTATCTGTCCAATGGGTGTATTTATTATTTGCGTAATTATACCACTACCATTACATGTATTACATGATTTACTTCCAGTCCCACCCTTACCACTACAATTACTGCAGTGTGTATTTCTTTTATATTTAAATTTTTTATTTACACCATTAAAGATTTCTTCAAGGGTTAATTTAACGGTTAAATTTAAATTGGCACCATTTCTTGGCGTAGAATTTCTAGCAAATGGATTAAAGCCACTTCTATTGAAAAAATCTTGAAACATATCAAACGGATTTCCTGATGGTCCTTGTCTTGGGATATTATGACCATGAATATCATACTGTTTTCTTTTTTCATCGTCAGACAGTATTTCATATGCTTCAGCTATTTCCTTAAAAATATTTTCATCACCTCCTTTATCAGGATGATGGGCAAGTGCTTTTTTACGATAAGCTTTTTTTATCTCATCCTGAGTTGCGGTTTTTGGGACTTCCAATACTTCATAATAATCTCTTTTAGACATCTATTGATTTTTTGACAAATATAGATATTTTAACTAAAAAGGAAATATAATGTTATATAGAGTTGTATTGGTAAGCAATGATGAATATAAAAAAACTATTTCTAGAAGTCTAACTAGAGAAACTGCCTTTATTAATTTTAATAAGTTAATTGAAAAAAATAAAGAAGTAAAATTCCCTAAAAAATATATTAATACAAATGCCATTCTGCCTGTTAAATTTAAAATTTGTATAACAAAACCGACAGAACCTAATGATGTATTTAGAACACTTAGGGATAATTTTGGTCGTACTTATATTGAAAAGCCATTGGGTGATTGGACAATTCTTGCTTCTGCAGATTATAATGTAGAGGAAAAATTTTGGATATACGGACATGATCCTAAAGCAAATAGGCCTACAATTGATGTAATAGTTAAAAAACTAATGCTGGGGGCTTATAAAAAAAATATGGTAAAACAAGTCATAGTTGTACATAATAAATTGATAATTTATAATGAAGAACAATTTGATATGGTATTATGCAAATGTATGGATGATGCTCAGCGTTTACACCATACATTAGCAAAAATTGCTAAAAAAATGAAAATTAAAAGTCTATTATTTATGGGAACCGCTCAACCCGTAGTAATTAGTCAAATGTATGAAATAATTCAACAACATACTAATTGGCCAATGGAAAAAATAAGAAGATATACAACTAGACCATAATTAAAATAGACTCTCTAATTTTTTAACAAATTTTGATATTTTAATTTCATTTTCGGATATTACTTTTTGAATATGCTGTGGTATATTAGTCACATATTGAGATTTTAATCTTGAATTCTCTCTCTGTAAAACTTCAACTTGTCTTATACAATCATCATATATTATCGCCTTTTCTTGATTATTCATTTTAATATTTTTTTAAATTTGATCTTCTTTAAGATTATCTTCACCGACATTGAAATGTTTATTCAAATCTTGAATTATTTTGGAGACTTTTTCCATCTCTATTTTTGGTACAACAACTGGATTAAGACATTCAAGTCGTTCTTCTCCATCTGTTGGTAGAAAAAATGCGACAGCATTCATTTCTTTAATTTCAATTATATGATTCACCGATTCAACAAATGGATTTATAATTTTACTATTACTCATTAATTCTCTGTCTAGATAAAAGACTAGTACTAGGGGGTGTTGTTTTTCTGCCATAAATTTATATTAAATAAAATTTCGTTATTTCCGCTTCTGGGTTATTATTTTTAATTATATTAATTCTATTATGCATATTATTTGATCCAAATTCTATATATGCTTCGATGGGAATATTATCTATCATTAAGTAGACTATATATTCAGTTATTATCTTCTTTTTATGTTTTGCACTTTTGTATTTATCTATTTCCTTCGATAAAATTGTCATAGTTTTAAAATTTAATTAAATCTATTAATTTTATTTCAAAGTGTAAATAGAAAAAGGACTATATTTCTATAGCCCTTTTTGATTTAACTTGTTTTCAGATTACTGGAGCTTTTTACTTCTAACTCTGTATTGAAGTTTGTTTCTTAAATATTCTGCTATTGGTAGCTACTTAGTTATTTTTTTACTCCAATAACATTGGCGGAAACAATAATAAAAGACCTTTTTTTATTTAAGCATAGAATTTAAGTATTTCTGGTTGCTGGATGCAATCTTTAATAAACAAGTTAATTTATATTGTTATCGCACTATAACGTTCACTATTAACAACCTTATTCATCATACTTAGTGGGGTTAGGTCATCACCGCCTAATAAATTAGTCAACAATGCTGGACTGAATCCGCTAACAAGACATGTCCCTTGTTTATCATATTGAACTGGAAAGTTTTTATTCCTAGAATTCAAATTCCAATAAACAATTTTAGGCATTTTATAGCCAGAATCAGCATACATGTTTTCAATCATTTCCTGAGCAGTTGGATTCCAATTGCTATTACCCCAGTATGAACCAGTTGCTGAATCAAATTCCATGTCAGACAATATCAAAATCATCGTAGGCATTTGATCTTTTGGAACATTGTTCTTAGTTGCTTGTCCTAAAACAAGTTTAAAAACAGCTTCTAGATCAGTATTTCCGTCCCAATCAGCTGTAGCTAATTGATGATATCTCTGACTCAATTTACCACTCAAATACTGTAATTTAGGTCTAGCCGAGAATGTAATAAACGCATCTTTAAATAAGCCTTCATTTCTTTCAGAAATATAAAGACCAAGTGAAATACTCACATCCATACAAGTGACATTTTTACTGCCACCAGCAGAACAAGACATACTTCCTGATACGTCAACCACTGGTAATAGTCTTTCTGAATTATTTATTAAATAATTAGGCAAAGCTAACCATTGAGCATCAGCACCTTTTGATACACCTAGTCTTAGATTTTTAGTGACATCATATGGATATAATGCACCAGCATTAATCTTAGTCTCGCCTTTTTCAAGACTAGTAAGATACGCTTGAAATCTAGCCAAGTCATTTCTGCTAAAACTCTTCATATAATCAGACATAGCCTTAGAAGGCAATTTGGAGTACTCAATAGCCTCCCAATTTTTAAAACACATAAGTTGTTCAACCGTATTAGAAAGGCCAACAATGAGCTTCCTATACTCTTTAGGGCTAAGTTTCATGAAATTATAGATAGCTTTAGCTTGTCTTCTACTTTCTCTGCTACTTACATTTGGTCTTGGGCACCATTTAGCGGCCAATGAATTTTTTGCGTCCAATCCTTCCTTTATAAGGGACAGAGCTTCTTTTTCAAGAGAAGTTCCAATCAAGACTAATAGATCATCCCATCTTCCATATTCTGGAAATAATGAAATATTTTTAACAATAGAATCTTTATGATTTTCAGCAAGATATTTTACAATATCTCTGAATATTTGTCTTTCACCTGCGCCACCTCTGATATCACGTGCCCAGAATAGGAGCCTAATAGCGGTTAATTGGTTTTCATTATAGGCTTTAACAAAAGTATTAATAAGCAATTGTTTATCTTTTCCACGCATAGCTCCAATCTGGAAAAATAAATTAACACAATTGTTTAATGACGAACTGTTAGTTGTCATACCATTTTCCGTAAAAGAATCTCTTGTCTGTAAAGCTTCCAATAATGTTCCCATAAAAAAATAATTTAAGAATGCAAATATACAAAATAATTTTACGTTTTACAAATTTTTTTTAATTTTTTTTTAATTTTTTTTTATTTTAAAAGAAGTAATTTTTTTTAAATCGGATGTTTTAACTAAAAATATTAGGTCTTTTCTCTTTTCTCTCTTATAGAGTTTATTTAGCTTTATTTTTGTTTCTTTATGAATTACATCTGGTTCCTCTGTAAAATTTATTAATTTAAGGTATTCAACAATTGAAGTTCTTGGTACAAAAAGATAATCGTTTATTGTTTCAAACGCTATAAAATCGGCCATTCCATATATCCAGCCTTTATTTCCAAGTACATTTTGTATTTCAATCCAATGATAGTCTTCAGTAGGGGTTAAATCACTTCGATGAACTCTTTTCATTGATTTAACATCAATTTTTTTCCCAATTAATTCTAATTCAGAATAATCACCTAAAAAATCCCAATGTTCATTAATATCCTCTTCTTTTGTCGCTTTTTTTATATTTTTAAAATAACTTTGGCAATCTAATTCAACAACTTTGCTTGGTTTATATACTATATTTAAATCATTTAATGTAATCATAGATTAGCCTATCATATATTTAAACTTATTTTTTTTTATTGAATTTTATTAATAAACCACCTATTTCCACTTCAAAAAGATCTGTATAAATTACTGGCTCAGATTTAAAATTATTCATATAAAAAAAATGTTCTTGCATTTTTTTATGGTCAGTTTCATTCAATGAATATTCTAATGATAATCCATTTTTATCAATGTTAGCATTTTCAATTATTTCTGAAACAGTTGATATTAATTTATCGTAATTCATTTAAAACTTAGTAAATATTTTTTTTAAAAAATTTTTTAATCTGATGATTAAGGGTGTTTTTACTATTTTTATAGCATTTGGATTTTCTTTTATCTCTTCACCCAATCCATTCTTAATTTCTTTAATAAACTGAACTTTTTTAAAAGCCGTTTTATATTTCTCAACAGCATTTATCCTCTCAGTATTTTTTAATTCTTTTAATATAATATCATCGTTTATCATAAAAAATATAAACAAATATACAAATAACTATTTATAAAGTCAAAAAAAACAATTAAATTTAAATAAAATTTTATGAACACATTAATTTTTATTCTTATTTGTTACGGAGCCTGTAATAATTTAATTTATGGAAGTATTTTTGAAGGATTCAGAAATTATTTAACAAAATTTGGTACTAATGGATATAGTATATATAAATTATTCACATGTTTCATGTGTCTAGGCACTTGGATGGGATTTGCCATTTCTGGAATTTATATTTTATCCGATACACAGACACCACTCAATATATCCAATCCAATATTATCTATTTTCATGCATGGTCTATTATCAGCTGGTGGTGTATGGTTAATACATACTTTTCAGGAAGCTTTTGAACGAATGGGGAATAAAAACTAAGGAAATTTTATAAGTCTTTTCTATGGATACATTTTGAACAAGCTTCATCTGGTCCACATTCACACTCTTCGTCCATTACATCAACTTCAGTATTTTTTTTGGGTGGTAATTCGACTTTACTAGCAATTTTCTTTAGTTTTTTATTAAACTTTTGACTCTCTTTCCATTTTTTAAAATTCTCAGCTCTTTCTTCTTCAGCCAATATTTCTTTATCTTCTTCAGATATTTCTCGTATTTCAGAAATTGAATCGGTTTCTTGAGTCGGTTCTGCTATAATATTTTTTATTTCATTAGGTTCTTCAGATTCTTTATCCTCTATACTTATATCATCTAAATTTGGAATTAGATCATCTTCAAGTATAAATTTTAATGTCTTTAATTTACTTAAAGAGTTATCTTTAAAAATTTCTTTAAGTTCATTTACTTTGACCTTTAAAAGTTCAATTTTAAGTTCTCTTTCAATATTTGCTTTGATTGTTGTTTCTAAATATTGTAATAATTCATCTAGACCAATGCCTTCGGTATCACTGAATATCATAAAATGATTATGTTCATTCTCAGCTTTAATTCTTTTTATTAATTTTGAATCTGGAACAAACCAACCATCCTTAAATACAGCATCAATGATTGGTATACCTTCTAGATATCTTATACCGATAAGATATGGTTGTAGAGCTTGAAGTGTTTTTTGTAAATCAGACATTAATTAAATTTTAAATCCAGTAAAAAAAGTCATTAGAACATATGAAATGGATACACCCAATAAAAATAATGACTTATCATTAATTTTATATTTTATTGGTTTTTCTTCAGTAGAAGTAACCCATGTTTGTACAAAATAATAAGAATGTCTAAATATATTTAATAATGAAAGAATAAATAACAATACTAATATTTTATTAAGTGTATCCAATAACATAAATTAAGCTTTTTTCTGTGCTGAGATATCTATCCTAATTGCTTGTGCAAGTGCTTTGATGTCTTGCAAAGATTTTCTTACTCTGACACCAGCCGCTTTATTTCCTTTGTCATAAAATTTAGTAACATCATCTTTTAAGCTAGTTACTAATGTCTCTAATTCATTAAACTTATCCATTTTCTTTTTCGTTTAAATTGTCGTTATTATCATTTTTTTGATTACTTTTTAATAATTGTTGAAATTTAGCCATCATGATTTCATTAAGAGCCATTTCTTTAAGAGTATCTTTTACATTAAATACTTTAGTATTAATATGAATATTCTCATTAAATTCTCTCTCCAATTCTTCTTGAAGTTTTAAATTTTCAACAGATAAATCCGCTAGTACGAGATTTACTAATCTTGTTGTGTCCATAATTTTAATTTTTTTTATAATTTAAAAAAACTTTTATAAAAATCAATAGTAAAACCTATTTTTCTACACTAAGAGTGTTTTCTAATAACTTATATATTTCTATAAGTGTATCAATATCTGACTTACTTTTTATATTATTATAGTCAAAAATATAATTCCATAATCTTAAAATATTACTATGTATTGTTGGATTTTCTTCTTTTTTATTTAATGGATAATATACATCAAACATAAATTCCATAAAATAATTAAAAGTTTTTATATCACCCATTTTAATCCCTTCCTTTTTAAAATTATCTATGTTTTTATCCCAACACCATTTAAAATGATTTTTTTGTTGAAAATTATTTGTGAATTCATCACCCATATATGTATTAAAAATTAATGTTATTAAAGACTGAACAAAATCATTAAATAATTCACATTTTTCATATCTAATATTATTGGCGTTATACAATAACATTATATTTTCTTTACCCATGGGCGTATTAATATAATTCAACAGTTCCAATGTTTTATTTTTATTTGTCATTTTAAAAACATAGTTATTTTTATTTAAAAATAAATATTAAATAATTTATAACTAAATCTAATAATAAATATTATACTAAATTAAAAACCCCATAAAATTATGGGGTTTTTAAATTATATATCTTTAGTAGTTTTGCCTTTTGGTTTAACCGTATTCATATAAAAAGTTGCCATTTTATGAGCAGATGTATTATCGCTAGCCATTGCTTTTTTAGCACATGAAATTGAAGGGCCTTCAAATCCATTCTTTTTACACCATGTAGTAAATTTACCCTTTTCTATTTCCTCATCTACTTTTTTCTTTTCAGGAAATAATTTGTTAAGATCCGCATTAACTTTTGTCTTTTTTACCTCTGGTGATTTAAAAAAATCACTTGTTTTTTCTTCAGATTTTTTATTTTCATTTATATCAAAATAATCATCAAAAGATTCTTGGATAAAAAATTCAGGATCTTTATTAACTATTGTTTTTTTTTTACTGCTTCTTTGACATCTTTTTTTGCTTCTGGAGCGTGTTTTACCGCATCATCAGGATTACCTGTTTTTGGTTTTGGCGCAGAAATTTCTTGTTTTCCAGATTGTTTCACTAGACTTTTTGCTTCAGACGCTTGTTTTTTTACATTATCTCCCCAATGACCTTCTTTTGGTTTAGGGGCATGAAACTCTTTACCATTGGCTACGCTGCCTTCGATATGTTTCTTAGCTTCTTTAGCTTGTCCTTTTACATTATCTTCCCGATGACCTTCTTTTGGTTTAGGAGCATGAAATTCTTTACCATCAGATGCATTACCTTCAATATGTTCCCCAGCTTCTTTGGCATAGTCAACAGCATCGTCAAGGTCACCTTCTTTAGCAGGATGATCATCAATATTATCGGCTTCCATAATAGCCTTAGTTTTTTTCCAAATTTCATCAAATTTAGCATTCTCGTTAATTCTATCTTTGCCTTTTACAGTACCAAGAGTAGTTTCTGATTTATAATTAAACAAAGCTTTCATTCTTTGAATATCTTCATTTACTAATTTTTTATCCGCTGCCATAAGAACAACTGCTGAGCCATCTTCTGATGAGCCTTCCCAACGGATTCTATAATTTTCATTACCGTCAGTCATTTCAAATATTTTATTGTCTACTTTATAGCTTTCTGGAATTAATTTAAGTGCGTTTCCAACGCCATTAAACTCACTTTTAAATCTTAATCTTTTCATGGTTTCTTTTATTTGATTATTTTTTTTATTTGTATTTTCAAAAGCATATGGTTTATTGCCATAATCTTTTCTATCAGCTTCAATATCTTTACCCTGAAGATGTATTGTAGGGGTTTCTTTATTTCTTAATTCAATACTCTTTTTAATTTTTTTAACAAGATTTTCCCCGAATTTTGGATTTCCACCCCATGGTTCTTCTACTACATTAGCCCATTCATTGCTATTTCCCATTCTAGCACTACCAGCAATTGCTTCCATGGCTCTTTCAGTAAAGTTTGAATCTGGTTCACGATCATATTGAACCATCTCCATACCATTCATGATTTCCATTTGATCATGATATTCTTCCTCTTTTTTAGTGTTATAGTTAAATTTATTTATAGCCATTTCATCTTTATTAGGATCTTGTTTCTTAAACCCCTTTTCATAAGATTTCATTTCTTTGGCAATATCATCAACACCTTCTGAATTTGATTTTTTATTCTTTTTAGAAATTTCGCTACTCAACTTTTTTGCTGGAAAATTACTAGGCACGGGTGCACCAATATTAGCATCAACAGTTTCTTTCGGATTATTGTCCACAACTTCTTGAATAAAAGTTTTGTTTAAATACTGTTTTATAATGTTTTTATCCATTTTTGTATTTTAATATAAATATCACAGAAAATTATAAAGATTTATTATTATTTAATTTTGATTCAATTACTTTTTGAATATCTTCAACATTTCTACCTGTTATTTTAGCTATTTCAGTATAAATATTTTTAGAAATTACGGAATCTTTAGTTTTATGTGTTTTTACAACATTATCGACAGCTCCCTGACTACATTTGCCATTTTGCGCTGCTTTGTTATTATTGAGTCTGACACATGGATCAAATTCAACCATTTCTCCATTAGGATACTGTGTTTTTTTATTACCAGCCCAATTTTTTTTATCCTTAGCCCAAATAGCTGGCTGTGTATATTGTCCAGTACTCGAAGATTGTGGTGTACCACCAGCCGCAGCGGTTGTTTCTTTTACTAAAGCCTTTTTGTCTTTTTTATTATTTTTGTTTTCTTTTTTAAGCCCAAATAATTCTTCCTCATCATTAATAATTTCACCGATTTGTTTTGATGGACTATTTTCTGATGACATATTTTTATTTTGAGGTGAAAATAAACCAGTAAATGAGCCAGAACTACTTGCTCCAGTTGTTTCGTCTACAGCATCCATAGAGTCTTTATCACTATCGTTTAGGGCTTTTACAATATTTCTATCTTTTTGATATATGTCCAATAAATCATTTTTTAATTCATCATCTAATTTAATAAAATTTTCCTTGGATATATTTTTAATATTATCATTTACATAGCTAGTTATATCTTCATCATTTAATTCATAACTAGTATTAGGGAGTTCTTCTCTGGGTATTTCGTCATAATACAAAACATACTTACCGTCAGGTCCGTCAAGAATAGCTATTTCCATATTCATGGCTATTGTTTTGAACATTTTTGGTTTTTTGGAAACATATACTTCTGGTTCTTTTTTAGAATATTTTGCTTCTGGACTATCTGGATGTGGTTCTACATTGTAATAAGCCTCATCCATTTCAGGATTCATGAGTTGTTGACCCTTTGGATCTTTTAATTTATTTTTACTCCAAGGGGCTATTGGATCTTTTTCAATTTTGTCAGTAATTTTTTCAATTTCTTCTTTTTTCTCTATCATTTTTTTTGATGGATCATTGCTAAATTTCCTATTGAATAGATTTTTAATTTTATATATTCCACCACTAAGAACACCGACAACACCAACACCAGTCAAATAACTAATTATATCACCCCATGTAATACCATTTTCAACAAAAAATTTATCCAAATGTTTTTGTGATGGATTTAGCCAAATATTCTCAATAAGATTATGGATGGCTTGGTGTAACTCTGGACTAAATATATTTTCTTTTAAACTATCAGGAAGTGGATTTGGTTTAAATTTCTTATTCCCACCAGGCACATGAGTTTTTTTTAAGATACTCGCACCATTTTCTTTTATTTTTCTAAATTCGCCAGTAAAAGTCTTATCCACTCTGTTAAAACCACCTTTAACCCCAGTTGATTCATTTAGTTTTTTTAACATTACATTATACTGTTCCTGAGTTATTTTAATTTTTTTCATAAATTAACTTTTTTTATTGCTTAATCCACTTAACCAAGTGTTTCTTCTTGTCCATAATGTCTTATATAGTTGTGTAAGAACATTTTTATTAATTTCAACAACTTTGTCTTCCAGTTCTTTATTATTTCTGAGTCTATCGTTTACTATTCGTTCAATTTTAGTCTTAAACTCAGCACTACTCATATAGGTTTTTATACCCTTTTCTATATCACTTTTATTTAAATCTTCATTAATTTTCATAGTTACTAATAGAATTTTTAATATATTATAAATATATTAAAAAAAACAAAAAAAGAGACTTTCGTCTCTTAATGATTGAATATTATTAATTTAAAATAAAAATTATAAAATTAAAATAAATGTTAAAATCCCAATTCCTATGAATCCAATAATTTTTAATCTTTTTTGCTTTTTTATTTGTTTATTCTGGACGTTAATCGTATTTTCAAGATAGCCTATTTCATTTTTTTGATTATCAATAATTTGCATTAAAAGTTCCATTTGGTTATCTTTATTTTGGCTAAGAATCTCTAGTTTTTTAATATCAATCATTTGTAGCATAATGATTGATTTATAAATTTTTTCGTTTTCTTCATAAACATCTAAAATGCTATCTACATATTGTTTATCCAATAGATCAGAGAGGATTACCCTTGCATCCTTTACATTCATAACTATCAAAGTGTCCCCTTTGGGGTTTATTAGCAACTTTACTTCTCCATTTGAGATAGTCTGAGAGTTGCCTAGCAACACCGTTAGCATCAAGGTCGTTAACAATATTATGTACTTCATGTCTTTTTTTATTTAAAACTTCTATAATTGAATCTTGGTCAAACACGTATTCAACATATTCATCAATGGCTGTATTACTTTCTTTAATTTGTGTTAATAAGCTATCATTACTTTTTTTAAAATTATTAACAAGATTCAATAATGAATCATTTTTTAAATTAATTTTATTTATTTCTTTTTTATAATCATTTTTTTTAACTGTAAGTATAATTCCGTAAATGCTAATTAATAATAAAATTAATGATATAAAAACTTTTAATTTCATAAATTATTATTTTATTTTATATTCATTGGTTAATTTAGTTGACCATTCTTTAATAAAATTTTGGAAATACCCATCTACTCTTTTCATCATATCAAGTAAATTAGAATCTAGGGGTATTTTAACTGGTTCACTATTATTATCTGTTATAGATATAATTGCATTTTTTTCTTTTAATGAAAAATAAAAATTAAGACCCGTAAAACTTCTACATTCGATTTCAACATCACTATCTCTTGGATATATTTTAAATTTAGTAATTTGAACTCTCGAATCAATAGTATCTTTTATTTTTTTTAATTCTTCTACATAATTTGGATCATTTTCAGATGGAGTAATTACATCTTTTCCCTCATCATGAGGCTCAGCATTATAATCTATTTCAGCACTATTATTTGGTGTTTCATTATTAGATTCATCATTAATATCCAACTGAGTTTCTTCTTTAATGATATTTTTTTTGCTATTTCTAATAGCATCAATCATTAATTTGGTATAATCGTGTTCGTTAATTAAATTTTTTTTCATTGTTTTCTAATTTATATTTAAACATTTCAAAATCCCATGCTGGACTTAAATCGGTAAAATGTTTTTCTAAATTGCTCTTATATAAAATACCTGAAAAATTATCCAGATCATCAATCTTTGTATTATGTGATATGGCTACTTTTGGTATATAAAAATCCTCACACAATTTATTAACTAATTCTAATGTAGAATTAAATTGTTCATTCGTATAAGGTGCCCAATAAAAATAGTTTCTCCACTTTTTTTCAACTATTTCTTCAGGTTTATTATAAATATAACCAATCCAATTAATATACTTATTTTTCTCAAAATCTTTAATTAACCAACCATCGTTTTCCAATAAAATAACAATACTTTTTTTATCCAAATCATTATTTCCTAATATATTAGAACAATAAATTGGATCGAAATGTTTATAAACATTACCCTTCTTATTTATCGTAAATGGAGCTGTTTTTGTATAATTACCATTGAGTCTATTCGTCCACTTAGCAAAATTATTTTTTTCATTTTCACTAATATGACCAATGACTATTTGCTTTTTAATAGTCTCAATTTGAATATAATTTTTATCACTAATAGGATATTTTGAATTATTAATAATCATTATTTAAATCTTTTAATAATGTTATTTTTAGGATGTGGTATATTCATACTAAATCCACGATTTGTTTCTTTTATTTCTTTAATGTCGTTTAACTCTACTTTACCATTTGGTATGACAGGTTCGTTTTTAATAGGTATTTCAACAATTTCTTCAACATCTTCAATAGGCTCCTTATTAATTTCTTCAATTGTTTCTTCAACTACTATATCAATCGGTTCTTCAATTGATTCCTCAATTTCATCCTCAATTTCTTTTTGAGTACCTTCAATTATTTCTTCTTTATCATCAAATACTTCAATTGATTTTTCAGTTTCTTTTTCTTTATGCTCAACTATTTTCTCTGGTTTTATATCTTCTTTAAATTCTACATTTTTTTCAGAAAAAGGAATAGTCGGAATTTCTGTATTATCAGTTTTTACATTTTCTTGTTCCAATTGCTGTACTTTGTTAAAAGCTATAACAAGCGCAACTGCTAATGGATCAAAAACAAATATAAGAAGTAAAATAAAATAGTTTACAACTTTATCCATCGGATATCCAGTTAATTGAGCGAGATATTTTAATGGCCCAATTTCACTATTTGTAGTACTTTTTGATTTAGCATCAATGGCTTTACTTGAATATAGATTTGAAGAATCTAATAATATACTATTTTTAGCATTTAAAGTATCAATATCTTTATTTAAATTCTGTATCTCAAGCGTTGATAAGGATATATCATTTCTAGCCCTATTTCTGTTAGCGTTACTAGTCGCAGCATCCAATCTTGATTCTTGATTATTTCTTAAACTACTGAGTTGTTCTAGTCTTTTTGATTTTGTATTTATAATATTTTGATTATCTAAAATATTTTTATCAAATAAAGCTTTTTTATTAGTCAATACAGAAATTTCGTTCTCGCTTATTTGGTATTTATTAGCTGTTTTTTGATATGCATTTGATAGAAATCCATATATACCAGCAGATGTTATACAGACTAAAATAAAAACACCTATTGATAAATAAATTTTTAAGGAGTTTGAAATTTTATGCCAGAATCTTTGTAATAGACTTACACTTATAATTTTACTAAATTCGAGACTAGATGCCATTATAATAACCGCCAAACTAGCTCCTGCGAATAATTGACTCAATCCGAAGACAGAATAATATGCAGCAGAAGAAGCAAGTAAAAATGCTGATAATGCTACAATATAACTAAACCTTATTTTCATATATTTTATTAATAAATATTATTCATTTATTAATGAATATAGATCATGAGAATTATGACGCAACTTTCTTAGACTTTTTTCTTTTATTTGTCTTATTCTTTCTTTTGTTAAATCATATTTTTCACCAATTGCTTCAAGCGTCATTGGTTCAGAATCCCTATTAATACCATAATAAGATTGAATTATATCTCTTTCTCTTTCATCCAATATAGATAATGTCGTATTTAGTTGATTTTTTATTCTATCATCTATTATTGATTCTTCCTCTTCATCAGAAGAAATTAAATCAATAATTTCATCACCATCTTCATTAATAATATCATTCAATGATGAGCATTTTGGAAAACTATATAATTCAATTGGTTCATTATTGTCATCGAATAAATCACCATATATTGGCTCACGCTCATTTTCATTTTCAAATTTTTCAATTTCTTTTTTTAAAAATGATATTTTATTAATTATATTTGCTGGTAATCTTACTGTTCTAGCATTCTCATTAAGACTCTGAATTATGGATTGTTTAATCCACCAAACAGCATATGATATAAATCTAAATCCTCTAGTATGATCAAATCTACTAGCAGCTTTAACAAGACCATAGTTTCCCTCGCTTATTAAATCAGAAAGAGATAATCCTTGGTTCTGGTACTCTTTAGCAATGGAGACAACAAATTTTAAGTTCGCATTTATTAATTTTTCAATAGCTTTTTTATCACCATTTTGTATTTCTTGAGCTAATGTTACTTCTTCATCTGGTGTTAATAAAATTGACTTTCTTACATCTTTAAAATACTTTGATAAACTATCTTGGCCATTCGAAATTACATTCTTTTTAATCATTTAAAACCTCATATTTGCATAAAATTGTTATTGTTCATAGAACATACAAATATACTCAAAAAATGCTAAAAGTCAAGGTTTTAACCTAGTTTATAGCTAATTTTTTTAATATTTTTTTATCGTATTCTGATAATTTACTCGGTCCTTTTTCTAATAATTTATTTAATAAAATTTCTTTTTCTTCAGAACTCATTTCATCAATATCCTCTAGAGAAATTTTATTTTTTTGTGGCTTTTTTTCTTTTATGTTTTTGAAATTATGAACTATTGTTGAGGATGTTAATTCTTGTATTAAGTCTTCTGTTTTTTGCTTTAAAAAACCCTCGGATAAATTATCCAAAAAACCAAATAACCCCTTACTTATATCCTCTTTAAGAATATTAAAACCAGAGTAATCTTTATTTAAATCAAAAATTAAAAAATTGCGATTCATATTTTTAAAAAAATCAGTTAATTCACTTGGTTCAGCATTTGACATAAATGTCGCAATTAATATACCCTTAGCATCTAAAATATTGGGACCTTTTTCAGCAATACTAGTTATTTCCTTTATAACACCATCTGTCTCACCCATAACAACAATACAATAATTTCTAAATTTCATACTATTTTAACGTTAATTTGGATATATTATTTTCTTTTTCCACCGTAACGATATTATCGGACCAATCTTTTATAAGATCATTATGTGTAATTAAAAATACAATTTCATACATATTCTTAATTTTATCAAATAATGTTTTTATCTTTTCAAGATTTTCATTAGCCACTTTTCCTAAAACTTCATCAAATGTGATGAAATTTGGCATAGGTAGAGTGGATAATTTACCCAGAATACTTCTTAGTGTTAAACTAGCCGCAGTCTTTTCAAGACCACTACCAGATTTTAATAATTTTGTTATTCCATCCTTATTTAAATGGAATTGAACATCATTCTTATCATCAATAAATATCTCAACCTCAAAATCAACAACATCATCTAAAAGCCTCTGTAATTCAGAATTAATAATTGGTAATACAGATCTGAGTACTAATTTACTAATCCCCTTTTTACCAACCAAGTCTATGTATATTTTATATATTTTTTCTAATTCTTCTTCTTTTTTTATTTCTTTAATTAGTTTTTGTTTTATAATTATTTCACTTTCATTATTTTTAATATCCTGAGTAATAGTCTGAATTTTGGATAAAAGATTTTCTTTACTATGATTTGCGACACTTAATTTAGTCTTAACTATATTAACATCGGCATCAGCTCTTCTATTATGCTCTATGGCTTCTTGATTTAATTTATATTTTTTTAAATCATTATTTTTTTCATAAATTTTATTCCTGAGGCCACTCATTTCTACTTCACCCCTATCTCTTTCAAGTTCAAGTTTATTTTTTTCATCTATATTTTTCTTAATACTATCAAGAGATTGTAATTCAGTAACAATAATTACCAATTCTTTATCTAAATCAATAATTTCTTTTTCAATTTTATGAATTCTTTTTTTATGTGTCTCTATGTGTTCAGTATTATCTACATCATCCAATTTTCTATTACACGCTTTACAAATACCACCATCTATTAAATCCTTTATTGTAGCTTCTAATCGTTTAACTTCAGCTTTTTTAAATAAAATATTAGTAGTAACAGTATTTTTATTTTTTGTTAAATCATAATACCTATCCTCATTAAAAATAATATCTCCAAACTCAATAATTTTTAAATTGATATTATTTACCTTTTCTTTTATTTTTAACCCAGTACTAGTATATTCTTTTATTTCCGATTCTAATTTTGATGGATTTAATGAAATTATGCTGACATCTATAGTTATTTTACTATTAAGAAGTCTATCATTCTCATTATTCAAATCCTCTATTTCCTTCTTAACTTCTTCTAAAGAAATATTTAATTTTTCTTTAGCATCATTGCCCATATTAATCTTCTCTTCATGATCCTGTATTTCATGCATAAGAGTAACTACGTCATAATCATTTGATTTTTTCTTTTTATCAAATTCATTATACATTTTTCTAACAACAACTTCCTTCATCTCTATTACCTCAAGACCTATTAATCTAGTTAATATTTTACCACTCTCAGTTGTTGTTAGACCAATTAAATCATCTAAATTTTTTTCAGTAGCTAATACAAGCATTTCAAAATCCTTTTCGCTACCTATGGTATTTCTTAGTTTAGCCGTTGTCTTTATTGCATCTTCATCATTTAATTGTTCTTCTTCACCATCTGGCAATAATTTAAAATAGTTAACTTTATTAGTAACAGTCCATCCGCCACCCTTTTTGGCGGTTCTTTTCATTCTGCGTTCTATGATTAACTCTTCGTCAGAAATATCGATCATTCCCCTAACTGTCAATTCATTCTTATCTGAAAATGAATTAAATATTTCCTCATTCTTATCCGTCTTTGTTGTACTGCCATGTAATAAAAATTTTAAAGCATCAATGGTTAAAGATGTTTTCCCACCTTGATTTGCGGGTAATGAATTTACTACTGTAAGCCCCTTTAATTTATTAAACGGAAGATAATTTTTTTCACCAAAAGATAAAAAATTATCTATCATAAGCCATCTTATAGCCCAACTTCTGTGTTGGATATCATTATTTTCTATATTTAATTCAGCATTAATTTTTTCATCAAGATTTATAATTCTATTAAAATCAACAATCTTATTTTCTCTTTTAATCCATTCTTTCATGAGTTCACGCTGATAGTTCGTGTCCATGATATTTTCAATACTAGCACCATTAATTTCAATTATATTGCCATTTTCGGTAATTTTTATTGGTCTATATATAACATCAATATTATTCTTATTAAACCCATATTTCTTTGCAAAATGGCTTCTAATCTTATTCTTAGCTTCTTTACTATAGTTTTCAGGGACATCGTCCCAATATACCTTTACCTTAGCGTATGGCGATAATTTAATATCAAGATTCTCCATATATATCTTTTATTTTTTCTCTAATATCAATTTTTTTATTGAGTTCGATATTTTTATTCTTTTCTTCTAGTAATTCTTCATGTAACTTTTTAATTTCATCATCATTAGTGATGACTTTTTCCACTACTTTTTCTATTATTTGAGCTTTAGGCGTTGCACCATATTTTTCAACGGTAAACCCTTGCTTTATCATTTTTAAAATAAAACTATCAATATCTGTAATATTGTTTAACTTACAGTAATTAATTATTTCATTATTAAGTGCTTGTGGTATCTCCATATTCATTAGAATTTAATACATCGTTTACGTCTTCCTGTGTCTGGTGAAATAGACAAATCTCTCTATCATTTTTATCAACATATAGAGCAATTATTGGTTTGTCAACACGATACATGACTTTATCATCATCTTTATCATTAGTGTTCTCAATGTCAAAATAACCAACTTCACCATTCACAACTGTGAAATCGTTCATTTCTTCTGGAAGATTATTAATAAAATCTTTTAATTCTTTTAGTGTCATAAATTTGTAAGTATTTCTTTGTTATTATCTAAATCCTCTAGTGATTTAATTTTAAAATTATAAAAAGGATTATTATTGTTTACATTGTGTTCTGTAAAAGTTCTGTTTTCGACATCCCATAACAAATAACCATGATTTTTAACAGTCTCTCCAAAGTTCTGTTGTATTAGAGAACTTGGCATCATAATGGGTATATTTTTTTTACCCTGTTTTAAAGTAAACCCACCTCTTTTATGTATGTCACCACATAATACCATATCGCAATCTTCAAATATTTCTAATTCAGCACCATTTTCAATAATATATCCTATATCAGTTTTTAGTCCTATAATTGGCCCATGAAATAATCCAATATATGTTTTATCATCGCCAAATTCTTGTCTCGCACTTTCAATATTTGGTCTGCTATTTTCTTCAAAAATACTATATACACACCATACAATATTATCATCTAAATAACACCTACTTTCTTTGAAAAAATTAATATCACTATTTGGTAAAAATTGGACCATGGGTGTTATGCTATCAACACGATCTTTATTATTCTCCAATAAATCATGATTTCCAGCTATAATAATAACTGGACCTATTTCTTCTAATTTTCTTAGAAACCAAGTTCCTAAGATTAATTGTTCATTTGAAATGATAATTTTTTGATGTACCAAATCACCAACTAATACTATCCTAATTTCTTCTCTTTTATAATCCTTGAGTTGGTTTTTCAATTGATTTAAAAAAGTAATAAAAACCTCTTTATATTCATCATGTAATCTATATGTACGTATATGAATATCGGCCAGGTGAACACAAATTCTTATCATAAGAAAAATTTTAATACAAATATACCAATTAATGTAATCATTTGCAACTAATTAAAATATTTATTTTTATAATAAACTTATGAAAATTTGGATTAAACAAAAATTAAGGGAAAATTTAGAAGGGGGGTGGAAAAATAACGCATTAGCCGCTATTTTAACCGTTTCTAATTTATTTGGCAATGCTAAGGCTTCTGGTACTAATCCTGAACCAAATGTTGGTATTTCAAAAAAAATTGTAAATAATTCGTTTACATTGAATATAACTAATGCTTTTGCTAGCGGAAAATATAATTTTCATGAAAAGGAGATCGGTGTTTTACAGTCTGAATTAAAAAAATTTGGTTTTTTAATAGAAAAAAATCCAAATACAAACATACTCGTAGAAATTGTTTCAAGTGAATCTCAAGTACCAAACTATGATAATGAAATAGGGACCAATATTAAATTGGATGTTGGCATATTAGCCCAAAAAAGAACCAATACAGCTAAATTTGCTATCTTAAAATTTATTGAGGATTTAAAAAATAAAAACGTATTTAGGGGTGGTCTTAAATTTACGGAACCTGTAATTAAAATTGGTAATGTTAAATGGGACCCCAAACTTGGTAAAGATAACCCAGTATACACTAAAGATCAATTTGTAAAAGTACATATAAAATTTGTACCAATTAAAGATACAATTAATACTATTGATTTTAGCGCATATTCAGATAGGGGTGAAGTAATACGTTTGGGTAACAATACTTGGGGTATGATTTTCTATCCAACTAGAAAATCAAATACTGATACAGCTTCTGGTAATTTAAACACAGCATATCAAGATGTTTTATTAAAAACTGTAAAACCAAACACACCATTAAGAGGCCTTAAAGATGAAAAAAATGTTTATTTAGATACATATCTCATACCATCAGAATGGTGGAATAAAAATGTCTCTAATAATACATTGACACCAGAACTTGTTAAAGTAATAACGAGTACTCCTGAATGGAAAAAATAAAAATTATTTATACTGTGTATTGTATTTATGTATTTCCATTAATTTTTTAGCCTCATGTTTTAGATACATGACTTGAATTTTAGTAAATGATTCAATTGCTTTATCCCAATACATAATAAATATTTGTCTACATTTTCGACCAGTCTCCATTTCATACATTAACGCATATATACTCAATTGTATTGTATATATTGACCATTGACAGTTTTGAAGATGGTCAAATGGTTTTAATAATGTCTCAAATCCATATGGATTATAATAATTAAAAACTCTATTCGTTTTATAATCCCCGACATCAAAAAATTTATCATCAATATCTATAATTAAATCGCTCATTCCAGCTAATTCAAATTCTTCGGAAAACATGATTCTTTCTGGATGTATTCTTATACCCTCATCAATATTTAATTTATTATATTCGTCTATTACCTTCTTAGCTAATTCATCCTTAGGAAACCACCATTTATTAGCTTTTAAATATGTCTCCATGATGTCATGAACCTTGCTACCATAGATATTTGCCTCATCGTTTAACATCTGCCAATAGTCTAATATTTGCGTTACACTCATTTGAATATATTTCGGATCTTTGACTTCATCCAATTGATTGAATATAGCCTCTGCCACAGCAGGGGCATCAAAATGAGGTTCAATACTAGAAATAGTCTTAGTAACAGAACTATATTTTTTTCCTGTAATTTTATGAATATATGTATGGGAAATTGGCTCTAAATATACGGGTGAAACTTCTTCTGCTAACATAATTTTTAATACAAATCTACAAAATTAATTCTAATAAAATACTGTTTTTTTTATTTTTTTTATATTATGTAAGTAATGTACAATTCCACTACTATTCCATTTTTCAAAAATTAAACTTGGGTCATACCCATCTGGTAATTTACAAATTCTAATACGACCAGATAAATCCCCAAAATCTAATTTAAAATATAATTTTTTAGCATCCTCATAAGCATCATTATCCAATAGTATAACAATATTGGACTTAGCGTTTTCATATAATTTATATAATAATATATCTGGAATATTTTTGCCTAATAAAGGTATGGAGTTTGGAACAACAATGTGATCAAAAACACCTTCCACTAAATAAATTGTTGCGTCCCAATTTATTTTATATTCATTAAAAATAATATCCTGTTTTGAGGCATCTGGATTTAAATATTTTAACTTTGTAAATTGTTTATCAAACCATCTAGCTATAAAATAATTTAAAAATCCTTCTTCATTATATGAAGGAATTATAATACGATTATGATATCTTCCAACAGTTGTATAACCAATATCAAATTGAGATATAATTCTGGAATTTATACCACGTTGTGTCAAATAATACATGGCACGATTATATTTAAAATCTCTTGAATTACAATCTTTTAACAATTTAAATCCATCTGGAAGTGCAAGTATTTTAAAATTATCTCTTTCTTCTAATATTTTTTCAGGCTGTAATAATCTATAATTTGATAGAATTTTATTATTACCAAATCTCTTAATTAATTTAGTAATACTGCCATGCATATCATTGGTATCTTTGCAGACCCAACAATTAAAAACATCTTTATAATAATTTAATTCAAGATTTCCCTTACCATCACCCTCAGGCATACCCTTCTCAGCTGAACAACTCGGACAATCCCATTTGCATTGACCAGAGTCTTCATTATGTCCTCTACACTCGCCTAAAAAACTTTCTAAAATATTTATTATATTCGTCACAAGACAAATATACTAAAAATAAAAATTATTTCCAGTAATTATTTTTTTTCATGTATCCAACAACTGAACAATACGCATCAGCGCAATCAAAGTTTTCTTTTTTAAGTTTATTCTTTTTATCATAAAACCAACTAATTTGAGGCTCTAAATCGGATACTAACTCCCAGATAATCATTTTTTTATCAGCATCAAAATCATATGCCCCAAATAATACTGGTTCACTTTTGGCTATTTCCTTTTCATTACGAGGTGAGCCGTCTTTTTTAAACTTTCTGACACTAATTAATTCTGGGAAAGCATATTTTCTAGCATCATGAGAGGAAATAAAATCAGGTACTATATTAAGTGTTTCGTAAACACTTCTGGCAATCATACCATTAAATCTAAGAAGTGTTGCTATTGTATAAACATTATTAGATTGTAATAATGGCTCTTCAATTATTACCCTATTAATACCAACATCAGCATAATCATTGAGAAATTCTTTCTCAAAAATACGAGCTTTTTCGAATAATTCTTCTAATTTTTTTTCTGGTTCTGGTTTGACTTTGGGGCTGACGTGATGTAATAATTTTAAATCTCCAACACCATTTTTATCCTCAAATAAAGCAATTCCAATTGTTTTTGTTGAAATGTCAAGCCCTAGAACTAAATTACTTTCATTATCTTTATCCATAAGTTTTTAAACATAATATAAAAACAATATATAAAAAATAAAGTCTTATACTGTAATTTTAATTGATAATGCAAAGAAATCATTAATATTTTTTAATATGTGCCTATCAGTTTTGGCTATTGCTATAAGACTTCCATTAATATCATATAATCCAACTTCACTAATTCTTGGGGTATCTCCAGTACTAAATGTAGTATTTGTGGAAATGGCAAATTCACCTCTATCAGCTATGCATGTAATATTCTGTGATACCGTACTAGATAGACTAGTCAATGTCACACTTGTTGCTGTTGATGATGTATTGAAGCTATTAACGATAGTCGGATGTGTTATGACACAGAATCCCTTATCTAAATAAGCAATACCGACAATAGTATCGGCTGTCTGACTTAGATTACTATTTGTTGTTAAATTATATAACTGTTTATTATTTTTGCTGAATGGTTTTACTGTATTATATCCAGTAGCCCAACTTAGACTTGGGTTTCCACTTGGTTTAGCTATATTATCTGAGAACAGAAAAGCTATATTCGAGCCTAAAAATTGTGTATTTGTTGCTGTATCATTATTATTAGCATCCTGAACACTCAATGGAATACCAGTATTCTGATAAGTGCTATAAATTGTGTAACTACTAGCTGTTGTGCTTAAATTTAATTTTATTGATTTACCATCAATTAATTCACCATAATTATTATTATTAAGTCCAATAACCAATATATTAGTAGCATCAATGCCACTTAACGCTGTATTTGCATAACCACCAAAATTTGATGTTAATCCTGTAAATTTATAATCATCACTTGTTGATAATGGTAGATTAAAAGTATAATATAAATTAACTAACGGATCTGTATTAATATTGTTTCTATTAACTATATTCTGTGTAATATTCGCACCACTAATTGTTGTTTGGCCATTTGATACATATACAAATGTTACACCACTTGATTGTGGCTCAACAGCTTTTGTCTTTGCGTTAGTACTATTAACAAATAAAACGCTTTTAATATTAACATTATTTCCAACACTATTTGAAATAGAATTATTTGCGCCTATATTTCCCCCATTTGTTGATACCTGACCCGCTGACAGAGGTAATGCTGCATTATAATTTGCATCAGAATCACCTAAGCTAAAAGTTGAAATTAATGTTGTATCATTCTGTAACAACATTGTTCTGCCGTATGGTGTTAATTTTGCCGTTAATGTTGTGGTACTACCACTGTTAATATATCCCATTAGTTTATTATATTTAGAAATCCATTGATAATTCTAGCATTATTGTCTGACCAGCTATCAATGGAACTGGTTGACTTAATTTACCCACAACAACAAGATTATTATTAGAATCATATATTCCTACTTCACTAACCTTAATATTTGGCGGATTAGTTGATGCTGTTTGGCTTCTTGTTTTATTTGTCGTCTGTGTTAATTGAGCTGAATTAACCCTTATATCAAATAATGTTTTATAAATTGTTGCACCTATATAGGTATCCAAATTACCATAAAAAAATCTTTCATCACCAAACTGTAAAATATTTGAATTTGTATTTGGTGCCATTCCCAATGGTATTGTTATATCATATGTCGTAGCAAGAGCATCAATTGCATTTGTTAAAACAAAACCATTGACTATTGGTGTTTGATTTTCTAACAACAAAGGATCTATTGTCTGTCCTGCTGTATTAGTAATCAATGTACTAGTAAAATCATAAGTCTTCCAATTATTTGGATCTGGTCTAGAATTTTCACTAGGAACAATTTGATATAATAACCTAAAATTATAGGCATTAAAACCACGACCATCATATCCAACTTTTTCAATTTTTCTCATGAATGGTAGTAGACCAACATTACTAATTGAAAAAGCCACATCCTGTGCTGTAGGTGTATTATTTGTAAGAACTGTATAATATTGACATGGTAAAGATGAACCTAAACCAGAATATGGACTATCTAATGCATATGTTATATACATTGTTTCATTTACATCCAATATACCAGTATCAGTTCCACCAGTAGGACTGCTTAAGACAGCACTCAATGGGGGTAAAGTCCAATTTCTATTTGATTTATATGACATTGCCGCAACTATTTCGTCATCACTTATTACTATTGTTTTAAGTTGTGGAAATACCTTACCAACTACATTTGGTGTTAAATTACCTATTAATGTTGGATCTTCGATTAAATCTAAATATTGAATATTTGTATCACTTAATAATTGTATATTGCCAGTAGCAATAAAACTCATACCCATTGTTGTACCAGTAGAAGTACCATAATTGCTTCTGTGATACATCAAATCTGGTAATGTAATACGCACATTTTTATTATTTGTTGTATCTATATAAAAAAATTCTCCATATAGATTAGATATTGTATTATTTGTATAATGAATAATAGATATAGATTTGCTAATATAATCTATATAACCGTAGCCTGGTCCACTACACTGATTAGTTACACTTGTACCGATAGATGCGCATAGATATTGAAAATATGGATTTTTACTACCCAGATAATCAAATGAACCAAATTTTGTATAATCCTCATAATAAGCCGTTGTACTTAAACCAGTCATACCAGCTAAGTTTTCACACCATACATTATTCATATTCCAAACCTTTACATCATTACATGTAATATTTGTAGCTGAATCAAACGATAAAGTTCCTGTATCCCAATAAGCTGTTGTTGTATTATAACCAAAAGCGGTAGCAACTTCTCCGCTGGGATATATAAAAACATATGAGTTACTTGAGCTTTGGCTTGAATTATTTGGTAATTTTCTATCCAATGTCAATACCAATGTAGCTCCTGTTGATATTGATTGTACATTATACCATAAATTTGGCATAGGAGTAGCATTTTCAACAGCATTTGGGGTTGAAGTATTATTCGTTAATTTAAGTCTGATAAAATCACCAACACTTACATTTGTTCCTAATGGAAGATTAAGGGTAGATGTTCCACTTATCGTTGTATTTGAGACACTTGTAACAGCTTTTACATATGTCGTACTTGTTAAACTTGTGTATGATAAGGATGAACCAGTAAAAAATCCTCTTTCTTCAGCTTGATTATTTACAATAGCTTGAACTACATTAATATTTGCTTGAGTCATTGGAAATAAGTGATTTCCATTAGAATCTATAATATATGATTCAAAATTTGGTTGTTGATCAACTGGTCTAAATACTCTACTTGTAGCTGAAAGTATTGGATCTGTAGGATTAGCATCTAAAATAGCTTCTCTTTCATAATTTAATTCAGAATCACCAATTGCCCAATTAGAAAAATTTAATTGACCAGATGCAAGTTGTTTTCTTCCAACTTCAGTTAGTTTGATGTTAATGTACGGACTCGTACTTTTTATAATGTAACTCATATTGTATAAATATGTTTATTTTTTATTTTATTTTACTTATAAATACTAAATTGTCAATATTTAATAAGAATTTATTGCATTACTCTGAATAGTAACCTTAACAGTCTCGCTATAAGCTGTACTACTGATAACATCACCACAAATTGAATTATAATTTTTAATATTTTGAACCCTATAATAATAATTACTTCCAGATAAACCAGTTAATATCAAATTTCCTGTATAATTTGTGACTAATGGTACATATTGTACAGTGGAACTGATAGTATATGCAGTAAATGTATTATCATTGCTATATTGTACAGTAAAGTAGCCGTTATTAGACTGAGGTTGGTTCTGTATACTCCACCCAATTACAGTATTATTTTGAGTAATTCCATTTATTACATTTGCAAGTGGATAATAGATAATTGTTAATATATCACCTGACATTATATATCCATTTAATATTATTCTATTTGGATTAGAAGTAGATGGATAAAAATCAATATTGCTCAATAATGTTATACCATTTAATGTTAAAATTACATTTGTAAAATTTAAAATTTGATTCTGTGTGTAAATTTCATATTTTCCAGTACTTGTATTATAATAATATGTATTGGTACCTTGATTATTAGTTATTCCAGATGGAATTGGAGACCCCACATATATATTCTCTGAAATTATAGTTAATACAGAAGATCTAGTATAAATTATTGTTATAACATCTCCGTTTACAATTGGTCTTGTAAATGTTAAAACAGTTCCATTAAGAGTATAATCTATGCCATTTGCTAATGTTAATCCACTTAATGTCACTACAATATCACCGACATATGTACTGTTTAAAGTAAGTGTTGATCCAGTTCTTGTATAACCGCTTGGTGCTGCGTCATTTATTACAATTACATCTTGATACAATGGTAATGTACCGTTTAAGGGTAAATTAATGACATTGCTCTGTTGAAATATAGGTGTATCCGCATTTTTTACAGCGACAAAATAAAAATCAGTGCTTGGTTCATATAATTGAAATGAAGAACCCTGATTATAAATTGATGTATCAATTGTTTTACCCAATAATCCAAGATAAGTCGTACATGCTGCAGCATTATAATAACCCTTAATTAAGTAATCACCATCTAATGATAGACTACTTATTGGTATATTTTGTAATAATTGATTAGTACTACTAAATTCACTATATGGTATATTAGCACTAGTATATACAGGTGGAACCGTAAAAACATTTAAGCTAGTATTAAATTTATATATTTCATATTTAAAACTTGCATTATTTCCCGTAAAACTATGTGTATTACCTGTAAAATTAAATGTAAGGGGTATATTGGGTATTGTATTATTTACTAAATAAACACCAATACTATTTGCAGATATTGAATCAAAAGTCTGTGAACATATTGTAGTACAATTAGCACTGCATGATCCAGTACAACTAGTACCTCCAGTTGTTATAATTTGAGTACAGACATAACCATCACCACAGCCATCTAATGAATATCCAGATGGACATGAATAACCAATACTAGAACCTATTTCCCATGTTTTACCAACAAAATCAGCTGTTGTAAAAATTGCATTGGCTTGTGTCGCTCCAATACTTGTAGCCCCAGTTAATATTTGATAATTAATTGGATTATATATTTCCGCACCAAAAGCTGAAACTGTTGAGGGAACATTTGAACCTAATAACTCAATTATATTTTTACCAGAATTTAAATAAAATGGAAATACGCTCCAATTTTTAAAATTTTCTTGTGTTGAACTTCCTGTAAAATTAACATATAATATTCCATTAAGATACAATTCAGCATAATTATCTCCAGCAACTCCAACATAATAAAGACCGCTAGTTGGTATATCTAAACAATAAGTAAAACCCACGTATTCTGGACTAGTTGATGCGCTTAAACCAATATTATTTAATCTTCCACTAGTTAAATTGTGTGCGCTATTCGCCCAAAATGTATTTGAATTATTTATATTTAAAGCTGTTATTGTTCCGCCACTTTGATCCTTTAAAAAACCACTTCCATCATAATAAACTGGTAACGCACCATCATTTTGAATATTTGGATAAAAATAAGCTCCATTATCAGCATATAAACCATCTTTATTTCCAGCAACAATTGGTATACTGCTGCCATTAAAAGTAGCACCAGTTGTGTTAATTTGAACACAAGCATCATTTGCTGGTGTTGGTGAAAACCCACTTGGGCAGCTAAGTTTTTTAAGATTAAATACAATACAGACATCTACCTCTAAATCAATCACGCCATATGGCTTATCAATAGTAAAATAAGCACCATTTGATGTATACGAATATCCCAATGCATTGTAGGCACTGGCTACTGAATTTAGAAATAAATTATTTGATGGTGTATCTCCAGTTAGATTTGATGTATTATAGAAAATACCAGTATATACAACTTCATTATTCGCAAGTATTACAGTCTCCCAAGAGGTTGATTCATAGCATGTACTTCCTGATGTAAAACAATTACTTGTAGCAGCACTGAGCATATTGGAAAAAGAATATCCAGTTAATATACATTCAACTGTATTACACTGTATTTTTGTAGCACCATTAACATTAAATGTTGGTGACTTAAAAATACAGAAATCAGAAGACATATTTACATTATTAATAGCTCTATTTCTAACATAAATGTTACTCTGGTCATATATTGGTTCTTGGAATCTCATTAATAACTTATTTGTAAATTTTTAATTTTTAAATTAAACTGATTTTTTAAACCAAATGTCAATGGTTTATTTAGCGTAGTTAAACTCTGAACTTGTGTAAAATTCTGTAAATACGCTATATATCCATTTAAATTAATATAATCCTCAAATTGAATCTCAGATGATAATGTCGTATAATAAGACAAATTTGACATATAATTGTCTAGTATTACGGATTGTATGTTTTTTATTAAATTTGGCATATTAATAAATAGTTTTTATTAAATTATTGGTGGACAATAATAAAATATTGTATTATCACCACTATCAGCTAACAATAAAATATTAGTTGATTGATTATTAGTTACTGTAACAGAATATGGTAATGTTTCACAATATCCGTTACTCATAGAATCTTGGAATTCAATATAATGAGTTGGGCTAGTAACACTTTGAACATACATAGTAACAATATTACCACTAGTTAATCCTGTTACTGTACCAAGTAATCCATATGTAGAATTGGCTGGTACTGATGTTGTTTTAAGTAGTTTATAACTTCCACTATTAATTTTATAATATAATGAAGCAGTAGGTGTTGATACCATATTTCCATTATAAGCCCAATCTATTGTTAGAGAATAACCTGGCACGACACTTGTTGTCGCTGTACAACCCCAAAGTGTATCTGTTACTGTTACAGTGTAGGTCGTACCCGCAACTAGACTAGTTGCTGTTGCAGTAGTTTGTCCATTACTCCAACTATAGGAATAAGAACCACTTCCTCCAGCTGGTATAGCAGTAGCTGTTGTATCCGTATGTGTTGTTGATACTGTTAAAGCACATGGTGTATTATTAACCGTAATACTAGGTGTAATGACGCAATTTAATGCATCTTTAATCGTTACAGTATATGTACTAGGTGTTAATCCTGTTGCTGTAGCTTTGGTCTGTACTGGGCTTGTATTCCAACTATATGTATATGGTGCCGTACCAGCTGTTACCGTGGCAGTTGCTGTGCCATTTGCAAACCCTCCGTGTGAAGTTGTTGAACTTAGGGTAGCATTGAGTGTACATGGTGTAGCACTTACTGTAACATTACCTGAATATGTACAATTCCATATATCTTTAACAGTTACTGTATAAGTACTAGCTGATAATCCTGTAGCTGTAGCTGTAGTCTGTACAGGAACGGTGTTCCAAATATATGTATATGGCGAATGTCCAGATAAAATAGTGGCACTTGCTGTACCATTATTTAAATTACCAGCTGTATTTGTTGAACTTAGATTAACAGTTAAATTACATGGTATATCTAAGATAAAGGCACTATTTGTATAATTACAACCAGCATTATCTATTACAGTAACACTATAAGAAGTATTTCCAGATAAATTATTGGCAGTAGCTGTAGTCTGACCATTGCTCCAACTGTATGTATATGGTGGTGTACCACCGCTAGCTGTAACAGTTGCTGAGCCGTTTGATAGATTACCCTGAGAATCAACTGTAGTTATTGTACTTGTTAAATTACATGTTAAATTTGATACTGTTCCCCCTGTCGATGCGCTACATTGATAATAATCAGTAACAATAACACTAAAAGTACCACTTGTAATACCAGTAATGGTCTGACCAGTATAAGATGTATTCCAAATATAAGTATACGGTGGAGTACCACCAGCTGGTATAGCTGTTATTGAACCATTTGAATTACCATTTGTACCATTTAATATATTGACATTGGCTGTCAATGTACATGGTATATCACCTACATTTACAGTCGTATCCGCTTGACAGAATACTGAGTCCGTTACTGTGATAATATAATCCCCAGTTGTAAGACCCGTTGCTGTTGTTCCCGTTTGGATCGGACTTGTCCCCCATTCATAATAATATGGCGGTAATCCACCCGTGACGGTTACACTTGCTGTACCATTTGCTAATATATTATTTGCATTTGTTGATGTAGTTGTTAATGCTAAATCACATGGTAATTCTGTTAAATATATCTCTTGATATGCTGTACAATTTGGCATACTTGTATCAGTAACTGTTACACTATATACTTCTGCTGGTATATTTGAAATAGTCTGTGTTGTGGCACCATTATTCCATAAGAATGTAACGGGTCCATTAGAGCCATATACATGTGCCGTAGCACTACCATTTGATTGATTATAACTAGGCTCTACTGTATCAATTATAACTTGTATTCCACATTCATTTATAGTATTTTTTAATGCTGGGGCATTTGGTCCAACTACACTAACAGTACCATAAAATTCAGAACCACTATTCATTTGGATTAAATATACATTAGAATAATCATTTGATTGTCCCTGTGTAAAAAATGATGCTGTGGCTAATGAGTTTCCTTCAATAACTTTAGTAGTAGCACTTACACTACATGAAATACCACTTGCTGGATATGAATCAAAAGAAAATGAACCATCATATCCAAATAATGTACTATATGATTTATATTTAAATTTATTATTATCAAATATTGTATTTGTATATATTTTTGTAGAGCCCCATAGTGTTGTGGCTGGAATGACTTGTTCGATAATACTGACCCAATAGTTTCCTACTAAATTAGCAAACGAATCCATATTAAAATAGTTAAACTCAGCACTCTTTAAGCCGCATAAATTGGTGCTATTCATATATCTATCATATAATAGTCTTAATGTAGGATATGAGCTAATTGTTTTTCTATTCTTCGCATCAATTAATTCTGTAGTTAAATAGTATTCAAAATCCTCTATTGTAGATACAGCACTCAATGGCTGTGTCATTAAACTATTAATATCAACATTTGCGTCCCCACAATATTCGCTACAGCAATAAATCTGTGGTGTACATATTATTGTTCCAGTATGAGCTGTTGTATATGTATATCCTGTAGTATAACCAAATACAGTAGTTGTTCCTGTAGTAATCATTATAGGGACATTATCTATTTTACTACAAGTAGGTGGAGTGGCGCATGTATTTAAAGCAAAATTAGTCGGACATGTATAACCCATAGTTGTGCCTAGATCAAAATTCATCCCTATTTTTTGAATTGTTGAAAATATGACATTAGCACCAGTAATTCCTGAACTAGTAGCACCAGTTAAAGTCGCAAAACTTGTGGGTTCATAAATTTCAGCAGCAAATGCAGTAAATCCACCCGCATTTTTACCTATCATTTCAATTATGTTTACCCCTGCGTTTAATTGAATTTCAAACACACTCCAAAAATAATAACTAGTGCCAGCTGTTGAACTACTAAAATCAACTATTAATGTTCCATTTAATGAAAATTGAGCATAATTATCAGCACCAATTCCAAGATAATAAGTTCCACCAGTTTGGGCACTTATACATTCTGAAAATCCTAACCATTCTGTAGTTGATGCGCTTAAACCAGCATTATTCAATCTACCATTAGCAATACTTCCTAATGAAGCCCAAAATGGACTAGTATTATTAATAACTATTGGTGAAATTGTTCCACCACTTTGGTCTACTAAAGTTCCCCCACTATAGGTAACTGGTAAAGCCCCATCATTCAATACATTTGGATAAAAAAAGGCACCATATGTTCCATAAAGAGTATTTTTATCACCAGCTACTATAGTGCTTCCAGAACCATTATAAGTTGCACCTGTTACAATAATAGATTGACAAGAACTATTTAATGATGTCGCAGTATAACCAAGTGGACATGAGTATATTGTTGTAGCTGAAGTTGTACTTGTTAATGTTAAAGTAGTTGATGTTATTACTGTATAATTTGGATAAAAATTTCCAGCTTCCTTTACACATAATGTAGTACCAATACTGACACCAGTTAAAATACAGGGATTATTAGATATAAAACTCCAGACATCTGTTTCCACGGCTTCAGCTAAGTTAATATCTAAATTAATTTCTTTTGTATTTATAGCTTGATTTGAATTATCTATATAATAATCTGTATATCTTATTGGATTATTGCCAAAAGCATCTGTTACTGAAAATGTACGCTGTGTTGTACTAGAATTCGCTATCCAAGATTTTTTATTATCTCTTACTCTGTCTAATTGAAAGCCTGGGGATTGTGTAAGAAATAATGTATTTTCTTTTACATCCACACAATTATGATTAAGTGTAATATTATCCAGTAAAACACAAGTATCAATACATATACCACTTACTTGAATTGATAATTTTATTTTTTGATTGGTCATGGCACTTATTACAGTTGGATCTGTAATATCTGTATGAAAATGCTGCCAATTTGCGCCAAATGCGTTTGCATTTATATTTTGCGTAAATGCTGTTAATTCTAAAACATTTAATCCAGATTCATCATATAATTGTGTTATAAGTTGATTAGCAACAATACCACAATTAATACTATTACCACTGGCATTTAAATTATATAAATTTAGGGGATGGCATGTAGTATCTGATGTATTAGTGACAGATTCCCCACAAATAAAAAAACCAGTATTTGTACCAGTTGTACTTAAATAATTATATAAATTACCACTTCCTATTACATTAAAAAGTTTTTGTTCATATACTGTTTTAAAATTTGTTTGGGATTCTACTACATCTATTGATATAGAAGCTCCTATTGATTCAAAAACATCTATAATTGTGTTACAAGTTCCAGTAACAATACCAGAAGCAAGTTGTGTTAATGTAGCGCAATCAAATTTAAATAAATAATCAAAATCAACACTCAATGTACATGTCTGATCAGGATAAATTGCAAACATAGTACCATCATTTCCTCTTGTATTTAAGACTATATTAGGCGCAACCGAACAGTCTATATTAGACCAGCGACATTGTTGTTTTGTAGAGTCCCAATATGCGTTAGTAATTCCCAGCGCATCACAACTAGATTTGACTAAAGATTGGGGGGCTAAATTTCCTGTGATACTATTATAGGTATAAACAGAAATTGTCCCATCAGGATTTTGAATAACCTGTCCATTTGCATTTGTTATGTCTTGCGCTGATGGCCAACTTGTTTCTGTCATTTTATTATTTTAGTTTTTTATAAATAGCGAATATTACACTTTATATACAATTATTTGGTATACCCTTACTGTTATTTTCGCTTACTACAGTAATAAGTACAGGTACAATTTTAGTCCCAACAACAAAGCTATAATAATTATCAGATGGGCGAAATCCACAATAAGCATTTGTATCCCCATAAATGTAAAAACTAGCTATATTATTATTTAAATCCGAAACACCAATATATACTGTTGTTCCAATAGCTACATTATCAATTTTTCCTATACTCATATAACTAAGTGACATGCCTTGTGGGTATACAGTAAAATATTTCCAATTTTTGCCATTATCAACACTATACCAAATATTAACGCCCATAACATTTTGTTGTATAGTTTGATTTAACTCAATAGGTACACTAACTGTATTGGATACATACGCAGTTGCTGTTACTTGACAACCAGTACTTAAATCAGTTACAGTAACATTATAAGTTCCAGTTCCTAAATTATTTATTGTCTGTGTAGTAGCATTATTATTCCATAAATAAGTTATATTTGTATTAGAATTAACACCACCTACATTAGCCGTAGCTGAATTACTTGTTGTTGTTATAGTTACTGTTAAATAACTACAATCAATTGATGGAACAGTAATTGGTAATGTATTTGAACAGCCAATACTATCTGTTACGGTTACTTTATAATTACCTGCTGATAAGCTACTTATAGTATTTGTTGTATTCTGTATTAAAATAGTACCATTATTATTGAGTGAATACCAAGTTATTGTATAGGGTCCCGTGGCATTATTTACATTAATTTTTATGGAGCCATCACTTCCTGTACTACCCTTAACAGTAGGTGTTATTGTTAAATTACAAGATATTAAGGGTACATTTATGGCAGTAGTTACTGAACAACCATTTGAATCATTAACGGTAATATTATATATACCATTAATTAAATTTGGTATTGTAAAAGTACCGACAATATTTTCATTCGTTGTTGTTGTATTTCCTATATTCCAACTATAATTATATGTTCCATTACCACCAGCAGTTATTATTGAAATAGAGCCAGTTGGTGAACCATTAGTTGAACCAATGACATTAGTTGTTAGTTTTAATTTACAAGCTATACTGCTACAGCCTATAGTTCCACTGGATCTCTCATTATATGTAGAAATTATTATAGAATTAGCTGATAATAAATCATTTAATCCTAATGATGTCAATTGACATCCATAACCAATATTATTAGTGATTGGATCGGTAATTTTTGTCGCTATTGTATAATTAGGAATACAATTACATCCATCTACAGATACCGTTGTTGTTCCACCAGTTTCTGTATCAAATACCAAATATTTTTGATTATCCTGAGGATTTATAAGATATTCTGCGACATCTAATTTCCAATTACATGTAACAAAGCAACCACATGTATTAGTTGTTTGGCAGCAAATATATCCGTTATTATATAAATTACCATTTGAATCTAATTCATTATAGAAGTATGGTATACTGCCGTTAAAATTACAGCATTTTTCATTAATAAAATAACTACTGTAATAAACTGGGGCGTTATTAACTTCATAAAGGCTACCATCCAAATTATATTGATTAAAATTGAATATATAATAACCATACTGAGTATTTAAACTTGTACTAGCTATTTCTTCTTGACAACTTAATTCTATAACTTTATTACTAAGACAAACACTAAGACATTTTGAATCTGTTGGTATAACACAACCGCAATTTGTTAAATCTTGTCTATCCGCTGGATCTAATACGACACTTGATGTTATCAATACACAATTACTAAAATCAGCGCCATCATCATTTGTTATGTCAACATATGTATTACCAGAATAACTGGTCATTGTGCCACCATTATAGTTATTGAATAAATTTACACTACTTGTTGTTGTAGTCTGTGAACTTATAGTGACAGCTGAAAAATTAGGTATTAGGCTTTTAAATTGATTAATATAAGCATATCCACCATCATATGGACCTAAATGTGGATTATTACCAGTTGTAATATCAAGATTTGCATTCGGACCTCCTGTTTCTCTATACCATAATCCATTACTCTGAAAATATAAATTAGGAGTATTTGTTAATGGAGCTGGGTATCCACTTAGACTTACTGGATAATTTGTTAAATCAGGATTAGCATTATTTAATAGTAATGCTTCTTGAAAAACATTCATGTCTATTTGATTCTGTGCGACATAAACATATTCATTAAATGATATAAGACCCAATGGAGTACCTATAAATTTAAATAAAAATTCAACAGCTTTTCTTGTTCCCTTTGACTTCCATAACCATGGAGTATTTAAAATTAATCTTCTCCATAGCTCATTATCAGCCTCTTCAGCAGTAAATCCAACACTATGTCCACTATATGTTGATTGATTAGGTAAGACATAATTTTTTAATAAATCTAATTCTAATACAGAAGATATTAAATCCCAACCTAGATTTTTAGCTAGATCTTTTAAATATACATCTGGTGTATTATCATTTTTATCATAACTAACAACATGTGCAAAACTAATACCCTTTACGTATGTATTTAAATCATCATATCCCCTACCATAAATGTTTAAAGTTTTTAACATTTTTTGGTCACTTGTATCTTGATCCTGCGGATCAGCATGTACTTCAGTCGTGTCAAAATCAGTAATAGAATTTGATACAAGGAATCTGGTCATTAAACTACTTGTTGTTAAATCATAATTTGAGCATATTCCAGATAATTTGGTAGCATAATTGATATATTGAACAGTATCAAAATCAAGATTATAACCATCGGTTGTCGGCCATGTAACAGTATCGCTTATATATAATATATTACCCGTATCAGCCTTAACTGTATAATTAAATTTTGCGGTATATTTTGGATTTGAAAATCTATTTAATAGATATGCTTCAAAAGGTGGCAGATTATTAAAAAATAAATTTTCTTGTACGGTATTTGGTTTTATATAATATGTTAAATAACCATTATTCGTTATTCCAGAAAAAACATTTCCCTGAACAACAAAATATAAATAATCATTAATTGTTTTTGTAGAACCAGTGAACCCAAATATATCATATTCTTGATTATTATATAATATCGCATATTCTTGATAACTGTTAATTAAAACAGTTAATGGGTTGTTTGAAGCCGTTGTCTGTCCAGACATCCCATTATTAAAATAATTAAGTTGATATTGATTAGCAATTGTATTAACATTAACTCTAAAGGATGACTGATTACTAATGCTATTGTATATATAATTTTCAACTGTATATCCTGATTGTGTCAGATATACTGGAGGAATGGCATAAATTGGATTGACGTATAATGCCGCTGGCCAATTAATAATAATATCCTCTAGTGATACTCTAACTAATTCAGTCAAGGAACCAAATAAAGCATAATTTGTTAAATCTGTAGTATCAAGATTTAATAAAACTGTAGCATTATTTAATAATAAATTTAAAGAATCTGCTAAATTTGTATTTAAATTAGTTAATGTTACAAAATTAGAAAAGTTCTTAGTTGTAAAAGTTTTAGTCGTTTTAGGACTATAATTTGTTGTTACAGCAAAATTACCAAGCGTAAAAAGAGATGTTGAGCCTGATGAAACTAGCGATGGGCCAGCTAGATCAGGCATAAAATTTCTATATTCTATATTGTCATTATATACGACCTTCTGGGCATATCCGACAACTTTTATTCTTGGGTTGCTACTTGTCATTATACTGTTGTTATTGTTGTAAAGTTTTTAGTAAAATCAATATTGGTTCTCTGTTGTCTAATTTCAAATAATGGCAATCCAGTATATGCATCTTTAATTTCATACAAATCATACTGTGCATAAATTTGATTATTGAAATTGTATATTGTATATATACCATCATCAATTGATTTAGACTGATTACCATACAATGCATAAGCAAGTGTATCAAAATCATTTGTAACAAGTTCTAGTTCAATCATTATTGGATTGAAAAATGTATTTGTTAAAATAACTGGCTGATTTGTCTGTCCTATAAATGGAAAAATATTTGGACTTACATTTGGTGCCGAATTAGGGGAAACAGTACAAAAAACAAGAGTGGAATTATCATTAAAACGATATCTTATAGCTTTTTGATTTGTATTTGTAAGATTTTGATTTACTGGTTCAGCTCTATTATTAGAGGTAATTATAGTAAATGTATTATTTATCTTAGCGTCTGGCGCAGAAGGATTTAAATATTCAATTTTATAACCAATTAAGCCATTATTTTCAAAATATGTCAAAAAATTAGTAGGAATTGTTGATAAATCAAATATTAACCCGTTAATATCTGGATATGCTGACAAAACACCGACATCAACAATATTTGTTCTTATTTCAACTGGTTTTATAATAATTGTATAAATTCCAGCTGTTGAAAATATATTTGTGGGTAGTTGTAGCGTATACATTCCACTAAACATTTCAAAACTATAGGGACTATTTGGATTTTTAACTTTAACCAAAACATCACTAGAATTAGTTATTTTAGTCAATGTACTAGCTTGTACTGACCTATTAGACGCATAAGTATAAAAAATCTCTACATCCTGTGGTGCTACATCAGCACTTCTTATATTACCATAGATACCACTAGCCATTTATTTTTTTTTTATTTTTTTTTATTATTTAATATATTTTACTAACTTAAAAAGTAAAATTTATTGTTTTTTTAAATTAAAATATCCGTTACCGTAATTCTGTAATTCATCTATATTTGTAATTTCAGCCATTTTTAAATGACTTTCAAATACACTCAAAATTCCTCTATCTATAAATACATGCAATTATTTATATATTTGATATATTTATAAATATGCAAAAAGTAATTTATGTCTAAAAAAATAACATCGGATGAATTCGTCAATAAAGCAAATGAGATTCATAATAATAAGTATGATTATAGTAAAGTAGAATATATAGATAATTATAGTAAGGTAAAGATTATTTGTCCTATACATGGGGAGTTTGAACAAAAACCTAATAATCATTTAAAGAGAAAACAAGGTTGTGTATATTGCGGGGGAAGATATAAATTTACTATTAATGATTTTATTTCCAAATCTTATAAAATTCATGGAAACAAATATGATTATTCTCTGGTTAATTATAGGAATGCTAGTTCAAAAATAAAAATTATTTGTCCCCTTCATGGTGAATTTGAACAAACCCCAAGTAGTCATACAGACCAACAAGCTGGTTGTCCAAAATGTTCAAAAAAATATAAATATACTAATGATGAATTTGTTAATAAAGCAAATGAGATTCATAATAATAAGTATGATTATAGTAAGGTAAAATATATAAATAATTATACTAAAATTGAGATAATATGTAAAATTCATGGGATTTTTAGCCAAACTCCATCTAATCATTTATCTGGTAAGGGTTGTCAGGATTGTAGTAATTCAAAAAATGAAAATTTAATTAGTTTATTTTTGGATAAAGAAAAAATAAATTATGCTACGCAGCATAAATTTAATGATTGTATGAATATTAGGAAATTACCATTTGATTTTTATATACCAAAATATAATACTTGTATTGAATTCAATGGAAAACAGCATTACGAACCAATAGATTTTTTTGGGGGGATCAGGGGATTTGAAAAACAGAAAAAAAGAGACAAGATAAAAATAAAATATTGTTTAGATAATAATATAAAATTAATAACAATTAAATATAACGAAAATATTTCAGAAATATTATCAAAACTAGTTTTATTGTGGGATTAACTTAAAATAACCCTTTCCATATTTTGTTAATTCATCTAAATTTGTTATTTCTGACAATTTAAGATGACTTTCAAATACGCTTAAAATTCCTCTATCTATAAAAATATCACTTTTGACTTCTGGTTGAGAAATAATCCCTAATAAATATTCTTCTTTTGTCATCGCTGATAAAGAAATATTTGTCATATTAAATCCCTGACTTATATATGAAAAATTTGTAACAATAGTTGATGTAAAATCTTGAAAAAATAAGCCGTTTTTCTGGTTTATTGTTCCAATATTTATATCATTTTTATCAGCATCAAATACATAACTTATTGGTTCAATTAATTGTGTAACTCTATTTACGCCATTTACAGTATTACCCTGAAAATCAATATATGTATCAGTACTTGTATCGAAATTTAATGTATATTGTCCATTATTAATATATGATTGATTATCCTGTAATCTCGAATCACTTGTTCCAGTAACAATAATATTTGGATATTGATAATAAGCTGATACAGTTTGTCCTGTTACTCTTGTATCAATATTAACCATAGTTTGAGCACTTATAGGCATTTTTCCAAACATAAATGGAAATGTTATACCACTGGCTGATAGTTTTTCAATTAAAATTGTATAATCAGGTGGTTGACTTATGCCAATAGTAGATGGTATATAATAGGTATCCGTAAAAATGCCTAAATCCTCAATATTTTTGGTTAAATAAATGTTTACATAAAAAGTACTAGCCGTTAAAGTACCATAAGTTGGGCTATAATCATTCCTATCAATAAAAGGCTCAAGTGATATAGTTTTTTTTATAATTTTCATTATAATGTCTGTATTTGATATAAATTAACAAAAACATTTGTATTATTTTGATTTTGGACATAACTTACATTAGTTGAATAAGTATTATCTATTTTGTAATAATATCCATTTGTGTTCTTATATAATGTATATTTTGTATATAATTTATTTACCAATGTATCTATACTATATACATTTGAATCTGTCATTAACTTTGTTACAGAACCATTTTTAGCATTATAATAAGAAGCATTCATATATAAATTTTTTGGCGTTTCTATGGAAACAGAATTTTTATAATCATAAATATAATAACCCTCATAAAATGCTTTTGATATTAATAATGGATTAGATAATACAAAATCAACTGGAACTTGATTTGCTGGTTTTGATTCCCCCTTTAAATAATGAACACCATTTAAGACACCTCCCTGTTGATATAAATCATCCTGTGTCAACATACTATATATGTTAATCTGTGTCACTAAATTCTGTGTTAGATTATTATCGGAATCATAAAAATTTAACTCTAAATAACTCTGAGTAAAATAATTTGTTTCAGTCTGTAAATCAGTATCTGTCATTCCAATATCTGAATACATTGTAGTAATTGGAAAACTTCCATTAACTAAAAAAGATAAATTGTAATTTACATTAATTATTAAATTACCATTCATATTTACTGGTGTATATCTTACCTTTTCATAATCCAATATTGGATTTATTGCATTGGCTACCTCAACATTTACAAAATTAGTCTGTATTATGTCAGCATTATCAACCATTTGATAATTCATGTTTATTGGTATATTAATAGTACTAGCTGTAGTACCACTTAATAGTGTAAATGGATTTATATAATATTTAACAAACATTATTTACTTTATTTACTTTAAAATTATTGCTCATTGGATCACCCAATGGATCTGCTGGAAATCCATAAAAATATAGATTCCAATTATCAAATGGATCTTGTCTTCTGACATTAAAACAATAGTTTTGATATAGATAATGACATCCATTTAAAAACGGATAATCGGCCATTCCATACTTTATATCCGATTGACCAATATCCAAAAGACTTCTCCATAAATAAGTTCCATCACCCAAATTAGTAGCATAATCTGGTATATCTATAGTATTTAAATCACCCTGTTCTATATAACTTGAAAAAATTCTTATTGTCATTAGATTATGTGCTTTATAATAATAACCCTCTGGTCTCGGACCAGCTACAATAGAATCACCAGTAGTCTCTCTATTAATTGTATTAAACCTATGATATACATCTGATAATGAAATCTCTTGAACTGTCATAATATTATATTCAACTACATCGCCATAAAAATATGAATTATTTATAGTTACATTTGTTTCTAATGGCGTAAACGTCTCACTAGGTGCACTGAGTACATTATGTATTTTTTGTATTACTGGAATATTTTTTAAATATGTAAGTGTATTTCCATTATTTAATGTAGGAATAAATGGTGATTCTATTCCAGATGATATTTCTGAAAATATATTATTACTATCTGTTTTAATAGTAGTTAAATATAATTGACTCAATGGTCTACCTAAATTATCAACTAAATCGCTGACATCAATATCTTTATTAAAAAGAAATTGCGTTATATCATCAGTAAAAATATTTTCTGAAAATCCTAATTTATATATTTCATAATCATTTGGTCCTAATACAGATGTCTCAGTAGTTTTAATTGGTTTGAATAGTCTAAAATAATATTTTGATGGAACCCCATTATATAATTTAATCATTCTTGAATTATCTCCAATTGATAATGTAGTTATATCTAAATTTATACAGAAATAATTATTCTGTAGACTTCCATCATCCAATCCAAGTCTTTTTATATCATAAGTCCCATCCATGTTTGTACCCGTGAGTATTATACTATCACCGACATTGAGATTATGATTAACAGCTACGCTTAATGCTGTCATATTTTTACCACCAATAATTACTGAATTAGAATCCACAATTAATAAACCATTATTAATCATTGGATGTTTTGTATCTGCACTAAATGGATAAGTAATTGTTATCTCCCAATTTTTTGTTGGTAAATTATTTTGATTTAAATTTGTTATATCTGGAATAAAAGAAAATCTTTCTCTTTTAGGCTCCATGTCAAAATAATTACATAATGAAGCATTTGTCAATACAGGATCAAAATATCCAAACCATCCATCTATTTCCTTTAAATGATTTTGTATGCTCTGTGCAAAAGTATATGGAACTAGATTATTATTATAGCCAGTATCTGTAAATAATGGCGTACTTAATGATTTCCAAGAATATTCTATATCAGTTGTATTAAATAATGGATTACTTGTAATTGGATTTATAGTACCGAGTATTCTATAATAAGTACTATTTTGCCTTTCAGTATTAAATTGTTTATTTACATCAAGCATATAAGCATTATCATCAGAAGGCAAAAGTTTTCTACTACTTGTAATTTCAAAATTTGTATACAACTTCGGACTTGTAGCCTGTTTTGATGTACTTGATATTAATATTTGTCTTATTCTATTATCCATAATTATAATTGAGCTGTTGCAGTACAAGCAACACTATCTGTTACTGTTGCTGTTATTAGATCACTACTTGGTGCTGTATAGGTATTAGTGCTATTAGTATCAACTGGTGAATAAATATATGGTGGTTGACCACCAGTTGCTGTATATGTTATTACATTATTACTATCTCTAACACCACTTAATGTTAATGTAGCTGGTTGAGATACAACCACGGTTGCCGTAGTTTTCTGTCCATTGCTATCTGTAGCTGTCAATGTATATGTATCAGAACATAAATCATTAAATTGCATATTATTATATGAATATGTTTGATTATAACCCATAGTACCAACTAAATTAACATTATATGGCGGATAACCACCAGATATAATAGGATTAATACTTGTAGAACAATCAGTTGTTGAACAGGGAGCGTATTTTGGTAATATTGGCTGTGTTATTAATATTGGTGCTACTGTAGTTACATTCAATGTCGTAATACATTTATTTACTGGATTGCTACTGTCTGATGCTGTAATTACATATGTACCAACTCCAATATTGTTTATTGGTGAGTCGCTTAAAGAAGCATTAGTCAAATTAATATTTGTATTTGGACCACTTATATTTATACTATATGGATGGATACCTCCTAATAAATATTGTATGTTTATACTACCATTATTAGAAGTTGTTGTAGTTGGTGGATTTAATATTGAAAATGAGCATGTAAATGGCTGAGGACCAAATAAACTAACTTCTCTAATCATTACAGTATTCAAAGCATCTGTAGCAGTAATTATATAGGGCTGTGTACTCGCTGGTAATCCAGTTATAGATCCAGAAGTATTTGTTGTTAATAAGCCACTATTATAATTTATATTTGTTATAGTATATCTATATGGTGGTGTTCCACCCAAAAATGTAAATGATATACTACCATCCGTTGATGTCGTAGTAGTAGCATTTGTAACAGACACGATAATGTCAAATTCGTCTTTTACTTGATTAATACATGTAGTAAAGAAATTTTTTCTAAATAAATCTAATGCTGTATTATTTGGTACTATACCAAAATAAAAATAATATGAATTACCTTTAGCTTGGGATGAAAAATCTAAACCAATATTACTATTATTTGAAAAATTTCTATAGAGTTTATAAGCATTTCCATCATTAAAATCTGGCGTTCCAACGTAATCTTGACCAGTTATACCAAATGACGTTCCATTTGCTATTGAATTTAATTGGGTTAAATTATTTGATGGATATGTCTCTTGTGAGCCATTTATATTCAATAAATATAATGAATCTCTTAAATACTTATTTATACTAGTCTGTGTATCTATAGTATTAGTCTGTTCATAAATTTGATTTATTGAAACGGCATATGGTGGTGTGCTAGTACCTGTAGCTGAAGGTAAATCAACACCTATTTCTGAGAGTCTTCTTATATTTAAACATTTTTGTTCATTGGCACCTATACCAGCACAATCTATTGTGAAAAATAAACCAGTATATTGTCCTGATATATCAAAAATTCCAGTAACCGTTTCACCAATTGGTATTCCATTAGACATATCCACTGGTTCTTGGATTAGTGGTGGCATTTTAAAAGATGAATTAGTTAAATATTGTATAATTTGTGGATATCCCTGCCAATCACAACTTAATATAGAACCTAAGTTAACTATATCTGTCGCAAATAGTTTATTATTATTATTATTTAATGTTAATGGTGGGTAGTATAAAATTTTATTATATTGAACTAATAATCCATTTAACATGCTATCATAAAAAGAATCTGAAGTACTAGTATTACTTACATTTGAATTAGTACTATCATGTAATTGTATTGTATGACATTCGTTATATGATGTTCCAGATATTCCATCTAATGGGCTAATTTCTTTACAATATGTTTCACAAAATCTTTCACTGCCACTAGCTTTTTTCTTATATTTTAATAGATAATAATATAATGATCCATTAACCCAATCATTATAAAAATCAAATTGAAATATATCTAAATCTTGTGCTAAAATAGTTGCAATGCATGTATCAAAGTTTTTAGCCGTTTGTCCACAACCAGGCGTATAATCTTGTCCATTACAATTTAATTTAATCGGATTTATCCATCCAAATGGATGAACACCCAGAATAGATACGCATACAATAGAATTTATAACACTAACAATAGCGGATATTATAGTTATTATTAAACATATTACCGTAAATAATATATTTTTTTGTGAATAAAATCTATTATAAGGAAAAGGATTTTTATTACCGACACATCCATCAACATCTTTTATACCTGTAAAATTGGTATTTGTTTGTCCAACACCACCTGAGGCTATTAATTCAGCTTTATTTATTATATTACCGACATTTGTTTCGGTTCTAGGAATAAAATTTTTAATTGTATATATTTTATTCCAATATAAATCAGTAAAACTATTATCATTTGTGGTTGAATCAAAATTGAAATCAATATCAGATATGGTATTTGGATTATGAGGCACTAAATATTTTCCATGTGTTCTTATTCTGCCTATATCAGATTCTTCATCCATACTTATCCTAAATCTAACTCTAGACCTTGTTGGTATGCCTTTAGTTGTGTCTTTTGATGGTATTAATTCACCAGTCTCACTCGTTACTACATAATCGAGATTCATTGGTATTTGATAAGCCCAATTTCCATTATCATCAATAACTCTACCGCCATTTACATTAAAACTTTCTATTTGATTGTTTAATGTTTTTCTAATCATTTCAATTGTTCCTTGTCCAGTTTCTTGTTCACAGAGTACGCCTAATTTTTTTCTCGGTATACAATTTTTATTTACGCTATTTTTTTTGCTATCGCCAAAAAGACTTCCAATGAATATTGCAGAAGGGGTTAAACTATAATTTAAATTTATTTCAACTCTATTTATTCCTATTTGGCAATTATCAGTATCTCCCCAGAATGGTAATACATTTACAGATACATTTGCTGATTTAATTTGAACTAAAGAATCTAAATTTGTCCCACCTTTAAACTTTGTTGAACTATAGAAAAATTCTTTTGGTGTACCTTGGCTTATTAAATCATATGGTTTCTGAGACGCAATACCAATATCTGATATATCCGCATCTACATGCAGTGTATATGTACCAAGTGGTATCCCAAAAAGCATAAAATCACCAGCATAATTTGTTGTTGTAGTAAATTTATAATACTTACAGTATACATAAAGCATTTCATCATTATCCAATACCTCTCTTTTACTTGGAAATGTTCCGACTGGGGTATAACAGGGATTTTGATTATCTGGCTCAGATTTTAATAGGTTATATCTTATGCCATTACTATTTGTATCTGTTACAGTCTCAAATGGATAAAGACCGTATATTTGTGGGTTGGCTTTATCAACGTCATCAACTGGTATAAAAACGCTTACTTTAGCATTTGGTATACCAAACCCATTATTAACTAATACACGACCAACAACAACACCATAATCAGAACAAAAATTTCGATAAGCATTTTCCTGACTTATATTTAAAGATAAAATTTTAATAAAATCAAAATCCTGTTCAATTTTAAAATTAATATACTGTGTTCCTTGATTTGCTGGTATTCTTATACTATCTGACATTAATCTATTTTAACTATATCATACTTATTGACCAATTCATAATCATCCTCATTAAATTCTTCATCAATTGGTTCTTCTAATTCTTCTTCTTTTGGAAATATTTTCCTACCAATATATAATAACAATGGTGAGATATCAACTCCTTCTGATAATACAATAACTTTAAATAATATAACTACCAATATGGGTATTATAAGTGGTGTTAAAATAATTGATAATAATAAAAAAATAAAAAACTTTACAGTATAAAGTTTAATTTTTTGAGATGAGGTAAGAGGCTCATCAATTTTAGATATAATATCTTCGTATGAAGATTTTTTTTTGCAACTATTACAAGACATAATTTTTTTATTTAAAATACTATTTTTTTATAAAAAGAAAACATTATGCGGTTTTGGTACGAACTATTATGTCTGTATTTGGAAATTTTACCTCATACATGGTTTCAGGCTCTCCATATAATGTATATGCATCAGAAATATCAATTTGCATTGTTGATGCATCAATATATGGCTGTGTTATTTGATTTATTGAATAAACACCACCAACCATATTATATACTCTTATTTCAATTGTATTTAAAACACCATTAACACTATTAATTGTTTGATATAAACCGCCTAAATAAATATTTTCACCCATATCAAAATTATTCACACTCATATGGCTAGTTATATCATTGACTACTTGGCTTATAATTTGTGATTGAGAATAATTATGATCTACAAGTAAATCAACTTGAAATGATATATTAACTATTCTAGCATCTAATACTTCTATATAATCATTCATCATTCTATAATTAGACAAGTAAGTCGCTATATTCTGTTGAAGTGTCGTATTTGAAGTATTATTTAATGTTCCGTCAGCATTAAGTCCTAATATATATACTTGAATTTTATTCTGATTTTCCTGAACACCGACTCTAAATGGTATGCCATATTGACCTGGCATGTTGTTAATAATTGTCTGATAATCTTTAATTGTAACAGCTCTATTCTGAGCAGAAAAATTATATCTAATATAATTTCTTATTTCTTCAATCGAAGGCGCATTTTTACCGCCTAAAGCAGGAATTGGATTATTAACAGTTAAGGAAGACTTGACGGAATTATTTGTAGCTGTATTACCACCATTAACAAGAATATTTGCTAAACCAACGCTATTTATGACTCCTTGTCCTATATTTGAAGATATACCACCACCTACTCTATATTTAACAAATAATGTATTATTTGGTGATAATGTATAACCTAATGATAAATTATTTATAAAATCACCGATTTGATTAATTAAATTAGGATTAATTCCATAATTTGTTAATGAACTAATATCCTGTGTACCACCGCCAAATATTAATTTTAAAAATCCTTTATCCGTATATTCTGTTATAAATTTATTGTTAACCGTAATGTACTTACCTGCTACAATACTAGGATTACTTGAAAATGAGTTATAATCAGGTACAAATACTAAATTTTCTGCTAATGCATCTACTCGATACCATTGATATGTTTCATCTAAAAATTGAGCATAAGTTGGATCTGCATTGTAATTTGTTCCTGGCAACAGTATAACGGATTCTATTGATAAAACGTTATTATCTGGTAAAACAACTTCTAAAAATGGAACTATATCAGCAGTAGTAATAACTCTACTATATGTTTTACTATATCCATTTGTTACAATTTCCCTCTTTGTAAGTGTATAATTAATTAGATTACCATTGCTATCAAAATTTGGAATAATGAGCCTATTTGGTATACCACCAGCGCTAAATGGCTGGGAAAAATCAATATCATCTGTAGTCTCAAATACTTGACCACTGCCATTTACTTGAGCACCAGCTTGAATAATTGGCGCATAAGAAATATCAAAACTACTTCCATAAACTGGTACTGTTACTGAAAAATCAACAATTGTGGCTGAAGCTCTATTACCAGCTACATTTAAGCCAAAAGTCCTTGCTAACGCCATTAATGAACTTCTTTGTTGAGCATAATCAATCTGAGTCTCTTGGAACATCCTGTCAGTATTGAAAGAAATCATATCACCTACAGCCGCATTTAATTCTAGCAACATCATACCAACAGAGGAATCATTAAAATCGTTGAATATTGAAGGATAGTATTGTTTTACATAATTTATTAGATCGGTTCTAATGTCGGAAAAATTTCTTGAAGTATAGTTTACATATTGTGCCATCTTTTTTTTATTATAAATATTAAGATAAAATTTTTATAGTTAAATGGTTAATAATTAAAATATTTTATGTATATTTGTATTTATTAATATAATTATAGTGAAACATCTACTGGTATGATAAAAAAAAATACAAATGAATTTATTAAAGAGGCCAAAAAAGTACATGGCGATAAATATGACTATTCATTAGTTGAATATAAAAAAAATAATCTTAAAGTAAAAATAATATGTCCTATACATGGTGAATTTGAACAGTCTCCGTCTAAACATATAAATGCTAAACAAAATTGTCCTAACTGTAGTAATGAAAAAATACATAATAAACAAAGAAAAAATATAAATGATTTTATTAAAGAAGCTAAAAAAATTCATGGAGATAAATATGACTATTTTTTATCAAAATATGTTAGTTATAACAAAAAGATAAATATTATTTGTCCAATACATGGTGAGTTTAATCAAACACCAAATAATCATTTAAATGGTAAAGGATGTAAATATTGTGGCGGTACTTCAAAATTAGATACCAAATTATTTATTATTAACGCTAAAAAAATACATGGGAATAAATATGACTATTCTAAAGTAAATTATATAGACGCAAGAACAAATATAAAAATTATATGCCCAAAGCATGGAGAATTTGAGCAATCTCCAAATAATCATATTTCAAAAAAACAAGGTTGTTATGATTGTTTGGGTAAAATCTATGATACTGATAGTTTTATTAAAATTTGTTCTTTAATACATAATAATAAATATAATTATTCTTTAGTTGATTATGTAAATTCAAGTACAAAGGTTAAAATTATATGTTCAGAACACGGTGAATTTGAGCAAAGGTGTGATACCCATAGAAACGGAGCTGAATGCCCTAAATGTTTAGATATTGGACAATCAAAAAACGAAATAAATTTATACCAATATCTAATATCCATATATAAAAACGAAATTATACAAAAAGATAGAAGTATTTTAAGTAAACAAGAATTAGATATCTATATTCCAAATAATAATATTGCCATTGAATATAATGGATTATACTGGCATAACGAATTAAATAAACCATCAAACTATCATCTTAATAAAACAAAATTATGTGAAGATAAAGGAATCAAACTTATTCACATATTTGAAGATGAATGGATACATAAAAAAGATATCGTAAAAAGTAGATTAAAAAATATACTAGGATTAACATCTAATAAAATATATGCAAGAAAATGCATTATTAAAAATATTGATACTAAATTATCAAAAGAATTCTTAAATACAAATCATATACAAGGACATGTTAATTCAAGTATAAAATTAGGATTATATTATAATGATGAATTGGTTAGTATTATGACATTTGGCTCTCTAAGAAAAACAATGGGCAAAAATAAAATAGACGGTTCGTATGAATTATTAAGATTCTGTAATAAATTAGATACTACAGTAATCGGAGGTGCTAATAAACTACTTAGTCATTTTATTAAAAATTATAATCCAAATGAAATAATAAGTTACGCTGATAGAAGATGGTCCAATGGTAATTTATATGAAAAATTAGGCTTTGAATTTAGTCATAATAGCAAACCAAATTATTGGTATGTTAAACAACTTAAAAGAGAATATAGATTTAAATATAGAAAAAATATTTTAGTTAAAGAAGGTTATGATCCTACTAAAAGTGAGCATGAAATAATGCTTGAGCGTGAAATATATAGAATATATGACTGTGGAAATAAATGTTATAAATTAACCATTTAAACATTAATTATGACAAAATCATCAATATCAAATACATTATCAGATATTGTATATTTTAAAGTAATTACAGCGGCATAATCGCTATTTGTGGCTGGTGTAACTGTTAAACTTGTAATTATTAGATTTGGTAGATACTTTTTAACTGAAGTTTTAACAGCATCTGTTATATCTGATAATGTTTTTGAATCATTTGGTTCAAATATAAATTTTAATAAATCTGTTCCAAAATCTGGATTATATAGTCTCTGGCCTTTTCTTGTTAATAATAGATGCATGAGATCGGCTTTGATAGCTTTTTGGTTATCAGCATTTAGATTTAAAAAAAACCCCTGTGGACTATTTTTAAACGGATAATCAATATTTATATATCTAGTATTTGACATTATAACAATTTAATTATAAATATAATAGTAATTGTTTTTTAACATAAATAAATAAAAAAGGGCTCAAAAGAGCCCTTTATTTTTTTTAAAAAAAATTAAAAACTAGACTATTAAAACTTCACAACCACCACTTCCACAAGCTATTTCTCCGCTTAGATTTGTGGAATCAGTTACTTCAATAACTTTAGTTAAATCAATATCTGATATATGTTCTATCATTTCTTCATACGTTTTTTTGGTACAATCAGTAAATGGAGCTTGGATATATGTTCCACCATCATATGGTAATACGGATATACCATTAAATGAGTTTCTATTATCCCACATCCATTTACCTACATTTGGCCATTCATTTATTTTAAAAATAATATTTTCCTTTTCATCTTTTCTATCCTCCAAAATTGGAAATCCGTTAGAATCTATTATTGGTAATCCATCATCATTTAGTTTAGTTACCTTTTCTGATTCTTTTTTAATACTAACTGTTACGCTGACATTATGTGTATTTTCACCATCCCTATGTCCGCCTCTAACCCATTCAATATTAAATCTTTTAACTCTCTCTAATAAATTCATTGGAGATTCAAATCTTAAAATAGAACCTTCTGGTGCTTTAACTGGTAATGAAATAACGGCTTGGTCCTTTGGCTTAAAATATTCATCTTCAACTAATTCTGGATGATAAATTGATAAATATGTATAAATTGCTTCATTCTTACCTACACGTATCCTTCTAATATAATAATCATTATGCCAAGCATGAATTCCTGATGCCGTACCTAGAACGAGAGAACTTGTATTATGTACTACAGCTTTATTTTCTAATTGATAAGAGTGTGTTTCGTTAACCTCAATATCTACAGTAAACTTAGCTTCTCCCTTTTTAATTGATTTAATTTTCATTTTTTTAAATTTTTATTTATAAATACTATTATGTTTTCTAAAACATTATTTTTATTTGAAATATATTCTGCCTCTTTAACTCTTTTAACTATTAGATTATTATCATTATATATTTTATTTTTTAATTCATCACGTATAATTGTATTCGGTAAAGAGTGCCAATAATCACCATCAAATTCTATTATTATATTACATATTTTTATATCTGGAACAACACAATATGTTCCATATTTATCATAATCAACATTAATATAAAATGGTTTAGTTATTGGCGAACCGTGAAATTTTTCCTTAATATCATCAGAAATTAAATTATAAATACTCTGATTAAATTCAAGTTCAATATTTGAAGAAAAATCGGGAAAATTTGAAAGTTTGGATTTTAATATTTCTTGATATTTTATTTTACCTTCCGCTTCACCATATTTTTCTATAAAATAATCTAATCGCCCACCATTACCTTTTTTATAACAAACATCTTTATATTTTTCCAACCCCAAAATTTGACCATACTTTTCAATATAATATTGTTTAGTGTTTTTAAAAGCACGAGTTAAATTAATATTATTAAATTTTTCTCTTCCGTCTTTTTCACCATATTTTTTAATAAAAAAATTTAAATCTCTAATTTGTCTTTTACTAACAATATTTTTAGCTTCTTCCTCAGAAATATTATGATGTTTCATCACTGACTCATATTTAAATGGATTATAATGTTTTTCCATCTTATTTTTATGTTTTTTAACACCATTATCAAAACCATATTTATGAATCATACTATTTAAATCTGTTTTTGAGTTATCTCTATGTTTTGTGCGTATTTTAATGATTTCATCATCTGAATATCCATTAGATTTAAGACTATTAACACTTACAGATAACCTACTATTTTTATCATAATAACGCTTAGTTCCTTCTTCCTGACCGTATCTTTTAATAAATCCATCTAATGTATTTTTAACTTTATCAATTTCTCTAAGTTCATTATATCGTTTAACACCATTTTCATAGCCAAATTTAAATATTAGTACTTTTAATGATGATCCTCTCATAAGATTCCCACATCTCTTTTTACCTTTTTGTTCACCGTACAAATGAATTAAAAATCTTCTTAATCTATTAATTTTTTCCATGTTTTTTTTCATAATTAAACCTCCGTTTATATTATAAATATAAAGTATTTATATAAACGGAGGTTTAATGGTAAAATTTATAAGTTATAGTCAATAATATCATCATCAATTGTTAGTTCATCGGCTCTAACCCAATCTCTATTTTTTGTTAAAAATTTATGATTACCAGTTACAGATACAACTAAACCATCTTCAAATTCTATATCATAAGTTTCTTCAACTCCATTAATGAATAATTTATCAATTTGTTGCCATTTATTATCCTTATCTTTAACTTTAATATCATCATTAACACCTAAAAATATTTTATTCTTATCTTTAAATTCATTTAAATTATAACCATTAATTTTAAAAATTTCCTCTAAAGATAAAATACCTTTATTAGTAATAATTTTAGTCTCTGGTACGACACAACCGCTTGGTTTAACTGTTGTAGCTCTAGCCGCTTTATTAACACCAATTAATTTAGCTACTCTAGCGTTTTCTTTAAGAACAACTTTAGACGCTGATTCTAAATCATATTTTAATATCTCACCACTACCAATACCAGTCATACCGACACCAATTAATGCTTCTTTTTCTGTTGTTCTTCTCCAAATATCTCTTAGGTAATGAAAATTAGTATAACTAGCTTGTAGAGTACCAATAAATGATGCGGCTTTTACTCTTTCTTCTAAATCTTCTTGTGAAATAATATCTGAAACATTTACCTCACATAAATTACAGAATTGAAATGGTCTTAAACCAATTTCGCAGCATGGATTAGTGCCATAATCTTTATCATTACTGAAATAAACGCCTGGTTCACCACTACCGCTATCTTCAATTTTTTTCCATAATTGTAAAAATTTATCTTCAGTAATTTTATGCCTAAGAATAACGGCTGAATTATTTGCTCTTCCTCTTTGTGGATTTAATTCCCACCAAGCACCAGATTTACATGATAACATTTCTTCATCATCCATTGAAAATAATGAAATCAATGCTGCTCTACGAATACCACCAGTTAATACAGCATCAGCTATAAAACAATTATGGGCTATACCAGACATTGTTTTAAAATTATGATTGTCCTCTACATCAATACAGTACGATGTTTTATATTTTCTAGCGTTTGATTCATCCATTGATTCTATCATTAATACTCTAAGGTATAAAGGTATCTTTTCATAGTTTAAAATATCCAACTCAAAATCACTAATATTAGTATCGATTTTATCATTAGAAATCTTATATCGCATACATTTTGGTATGTATTTACTAATTAAAGATATAAATTTTTTTGTGTTTTCAACATTTAATCTTAGCCTGTAATGTATCGTTGAATATTGCTCATATTCAATTTTATCAATAACAGAAGAAATATTAAATTTGTTTAACAACATATTAGAAATTTTTTCAACATCACTATAGGATAAATTATATGTTGAGAATGTAATATAGGGATGTCTATTGCCTGTTGCAGAATGTAAAGAACCGTCATCCATATACCAAAAAGCCAGTCCAATTGGATTAAGTCTTTTTAGCCACTCTTCTGTGATTGATTTAACGCCATCCACATAACAATAATTATATAGTTCAGAAATAGCATACGTTGATTTACTTCTTACCGTATTTAGATTAGTATTATACTTCCTTTCAGATATAACAGTATTTCTTTCATAGGAAAACTTATTTCCCAATAAATCTCGATTACTTAATATTTCAGCTATATAATCAACATATTCTTTTTGCTTATCTGTATGTGATGTTACAAAATATGCTGTTCCCTGTTTAATTATCGACCCATCACCCAATGTCGATCCCAAAATCATTTGTTCTAATAATGTATCATTTCCATATTCACCAATGTTGATATAGTCATTATTTGTTAGATCTTGAATCTCTTTATATCCCTCTTTGGTTAACATTTTATGATTATGAGTAAACCATCCACCTAAAACACCATGTTTTCCATTTCGTTGATGTTCGAAGTGAATTTTTTTCCAATCTCCTTCTTCATATTTATTTTTATACCATCCAGTGATTTTTTTAGGTTCAAAACTATTAGTATCCTCATTAAATGACATAACCTCACAATCCAATTTATTTTTTACAACGTTTCCAATCTTTTCCCAACTTCCATCTGCTAACAAAATTAAATTATCGTGATGTAGACAAACAATATCATGAGCTTCTATTGGCTGTAATTTAGAACCATCTTCTTTTGTATCCAATATTTTTTTAATATTATGAATACAGTCTTTTAGTGGCTGCGGACCTGGTGCTCTACCACCGCTAGTTACCAATAATGCACCTTTTTGTCTAATGTCTGAATAATCAAATTCTGGAGTCGATAAGCCTTCAAAATACGCTCTCATTAGTATTTTGATAGCATCAGCCCATCCTTCAATACTATCGCCAACAAGAAACCTTCTTGTACGTAATGGATTTGGTTTTCTTATTTCAGGTAATTGTTCGACATGATGTTTCTGTACTGAAAATCCAACACCAGTACCTCCCAATAATAAGAACATAGTCTCACTGAATGCTCTATAATCATCAACTGGTAAATATGCGCAATTCCCAGTCACAATACCTCCACCCAAAACAAAACTTTTATCATCTTCAACCTCAAGACACCAAACTGGTTCCATATGATGCGTTTCTTTTATTTCAGATGCAGACCATGATGTGTTTGGTCTGCTTCCTATATTATTGGTTATACTATATTTATATGTTTCTGGCCTTTCCCCATAATTAGTTATTTGACCAGTTAAATCTTCTTTATTTGTTATATAATAACCACAAACGTCTAAATGATCTTCTAAAAATTTTTGATGAATTAAATCAGAAGATTGGATTTGTTTATATTTAGATAAGGTATTATTTTCATACCAATCAGGATTTTTATATGCATCTGCACATAGATATCCATCCATAAATGCTTTAACCATTTCCAAACCATCTTCTTTAATTGATGGGGCAGTTTTTAAATATTTACCAGTATATACCATAATATCTCCCTGAATACTATTGGGTTCTGATGACTCAAAACCCATTTCTTTAAATCTATAAAGATATTTCATTGCTTCATCACCGCATAGCCTAACCATTGAATATTTCGGTTCCCCGTCTTTTCTTAATATTGAGCCGTCTCCAAACACATAACCATAGCACCAATATAATCTTTCCATCGGACTTGCGGAATTATAATCAAAATTTTGATTTCTTTTTGTTGGATATAATGGTTGATTAATTTGCAAATCCAACGTTTCCGTACCATCAAATAATATCCACCTATGATTCGCAGTTGCCCTTATTTTTTTTATGCTTTTTCCTCTTTTAAATGTGATTATATTTAGTTGCTGATTACCATAATTTCTAACCACGGCTTTTTTAAATAAACCCTTATGTGTTAAAACGGTTACTTCATCACCATCTTTAAAATCATTAAATGATTTTAAACCCTCACTTGTTATAAATTCAGTTTCTACACCGAAACAATTGAAAATTCTATTTGGGCTAATTTCAATTGGTTTTCCTCCGAATTGGAGTGATCTCATTGATGGTAATACTTTTTTTTCGTAAACTAATTCATAAGCTTTTTCAATTTCATCAATTAAATTTGGAAATTTTTTAATGTGCATTTCCTTGTTTCTCGTTACTAATTCTTCCCATGTTTCTCTTCTTTGCAATTCGGGGATATACTTGGCGTATTTCATATACACGGTAATATCCGACAAAATCTTTGTTGATAAATCCATTTTTTTTATTTTTTATAAATTATTATTATTTCCTGAAACATTATTTAATTGTTCTAAAACATTTCTTCTTTTATTTTTTTCATTTAAATGTCTGGCGATAATATTTTTACTCTCAGCACTAATCGCATCATTATGTTCCGTTCTTGTCCTAATATTGCTATGAGGATTCATTTCTATTTGTATTTTACTATTATCAAATATTATATTCTCAAACATAACACCGCTTTTACCAAATCTAGATTTTATTATAGCCATATTAGCTGTATTATTATCTTTCTGCTCAAGACCCTTAGCTATAGAGACTATAAAGTGCCCAATTTGGGCTTTTTTAATTGACCCACCCATTTGGTCACCTTCAACAATTTCAGCCCTAATACTGCTGCGATTACCTTGTACAGCTGTCCAACCAACCATATCATATTCAGATAGCATTGACTCAAATTCCCTCATTACTTTACCCTCACCTACATTAGGATCATCTACCTTTTTGGAGGGTTCAACACAATCAATATAATCCAATAATATTATATCTGGTTTAAAACCCTGTGCTATTTGTTTTCTAATGTATTTTTTAATTGTTGACATTGTTGTACCATCACTAGGAAATCTTTTTAGTTTTAGTAACCCACTTTCTTTACTCTTTTCTTCAACAATTTTTTTAATTAAATCTTTATGATATGATAATTCATTTAGTTCAATTCCAGACCAACAGGAAAAATGTTTTCTTTGTATTATTTTTTTATCATCTTCAAAAAATATTTGAAGAACATTTTTACCCATATTTTTAGCTGTATTGGCTATTTTGGTAATCATTGTGGTTTTTCCAACCCCTGTTGCGGCAAGTATAATCCCCAATTCACCCTTAGACAAGCCACCATCCATTATTTCATCTAATCCTTTAATACCCGTTGGTATTGGATCTCTATAATCATCACACAATACAGAATCTAAATTTTCAAAAACATTTATACTATCATCTTTGTTAGTACCATGATCTAACGCTTTTCTGAGAATTTGTTCACACTCATCATATTTAGTAATATCATTTTTTTCTATGATAGTATGAATTTCTCTGACAGCTTTTTTTAATTCTTGGGTCTGACAAAATTTCATACCCATTTTTTGAACTTCTAAACAATCATTAAGTTCAGCATTCTTAATTTTTTCAACAAATTCTATATTGAATTTATTTTTTAATTCAGTTAAACCATTATTTTTTATTCTAAACTCAAGACTTCCAATATCTGGAATTATATTATCTTCTTGATACGCTTCTTTAATCGTAGCTAAAATTAACTTAAAAGCATTTTCGCCAAAATAATCTGGTTTTATAATATCAATAATTGATTCGCCAAATTTTTTATCCAATAAAATTTGTGCTATCAATCTTAATTTAAAATTTTCCCCCAAATAATCTAAACTAGCCTTTTTCGAATCATTTGACATAACACACTTTTTTTTTAAAAACTTGGATTTTTATAAATATCTTTAAAGCTCTATATCGCCATAGCTAAATGTATATTTTTTTTGGCTTAGAGTATCCTTAATTTCGGATATAATATTGGGAATGAGTTCCTTAATATCAACTTGATATCTTACTTGTGGCGGAAAAAAATTTCCTGAAAACGTGCTTTGGGCTACGACTTCTTTGTCAATTTTAATTTCAAAATCAAAAATATCTTCTTTTTCAAAAATATCTTTATACGGCTCTTCTTTTGGCGGATTATATGGATTATAAAATTTCCATAAATAATCAATTGCTCTCTTTTTAAAATGATCTGTAATCATTCCCATACTTCCAAAAGAGTTATTATTTAACCCAACAATTCTATCCATTAATTCTTTTAATTCTAATGAATAAATTGATTCTTCATTAAAATCCTTGATACTAAAGTATCTTTGGCAAATAATGTGATTGTTAATGTAAAACAAAAATTCAAATCTCTGTTCTTCAATTTTTTTAATCATAATTAGTTTTTTTATTTTTCTATCTTATTTCCCTCTGTATTAATTTTTTAAAGGGCATTAAATATTGAGCATATCTCTCCGTGCCAATAGTTTTATCTAAGCCATCTCTTTTCATCATGAATAAAACATTTTTAATACTATTATCATTAAAATTAAATTCAGCTTCTTTTAATTTATTAAAAGAATCAATGGCATCATCTGTCATCATTGGATTTTTTAAATTAACCAATGCTGAATTTATTTCATAAAATTTTTCCCCCTGTACACCATCGGTTATTCCACTGATAATATTATTTAAGGCTTTTAACGGTTTTTGTTTATTTTCAATTCTTTTTTCTTGAAGTTCTTTAGCTTTTTTAATTATTTCATCAAGAGTTACTTTTTTTTCCCTTATTTCAGGGAATAAATTTAATAATGTAGTTTCTTTTATTCCCTTTATACCCCTTATACTATCGCTATAATCACCAATAATAGTCTTAATTAAAGCAGCATTAGATTGATCATGAGAAAAGTATGTGGAATAATTATTATTATCGACATAATCTTTTAAATCACAAAAGTAAATTTTTACATCCTGAGATATTAATTGACACATGTCTCTATCATTGGTGCATATAGTTATTTTCTCATTTTCTTCATGATTTAAACAATAATATGCAATAAAATCATCGCTTTCAACTAAATCATGTCTTAATTGCTTAATACCTAATTCATTAAGATATTCCCATATTTTTTCCTTTTGACTTTTTTCAGATTCATCCTGTGGTTGAGTACCATTGATATAATCCTTACCTCTTCCGCTTTTATATGGTGAATATATTTCGTATCTCAACTTACCACTAAACAATCCGTCCCAAAAAACAAAAACTCTATGATATAAATTTTCATTTAATAATTTACGAAGAATAGTAATAAATTGATAAAGACCGCCTACATGTTCTCCATGATGATTATATTCATTCTTAGCACCAAAAAAGCCTACCTTAAATAAAGCATTTCCATCTACTAAAAGTGTATTTATAATTTGTACACGTTCACCATTTTTAGGCGGTCTTCTATTCAAAACAAAAGAATTATACTGTTAAAAAATTAAATTGAAATATCGTTAGGGGTTAGTTTTTCAACTACTTCAGTTGTGACATTAATATCATCATCCATGCTAATATTAGCATCGTCATAAGTTGCTGTCAACTGTTCTATAATAAATTTTTTGTGTGTTTTTTTATACTCATCAATTTTATCAGGATTCCAATAACCATGTGAAGTAGATAATATTTTACCCATTTGTTCGATGCCAGTTACTTGGTTCTTTTCACATTTAACATCGGCCTCGACACCAAATTGATATTTATATTTAATTCCTTGATGAGTAATCTCAGCATTCTTTTTCTTTGTTCCATGTGTAAGTATGCCACCAAAGTGTATAATGAGCCTAGCCCCAAAGAAAAACGCCTCACCGCCTTTATGCTTAACAACAAAATTCATATTATCGAACCAAATTTTTTGTACAGCAAAGAATGTATTTGTATATGGACAGTCCTCTCTCTGTGTATCTGGTATTCTAAAATTAAGAATAGATTTAAAAGATCTCTCCAATGCACCAGCATTCCATTGTGCGTTCTTACTTTTAGATACAACTGACTTAAAACAGTCCAATGAACCAATAGAATCCCAGAAAAAAGCAACACTTCTGGGTAATTTACCAGATTCTTGGTCATCCATAATTTCATCCATAAAACGAGCAATATCTTCAATTACTGGTTGATTTCTGACAGGTTCGGCTTTTTCTTGAGCATCATCATAATGCCAATTACTATATAAATCAACAAGCATTCTATTGCTTACGAATATAAAATCACCATCATAACTAATTTCACCCGTTTCTTTATCAACAACTTCATTAAATTGTACACCAACATTTCTTGCGTGATCCCATTGAAAATTATTTTCTGTATCAAATATTATAGGAAAATCACCAATTTTTTGTGCGCCAGCAATTGCTTCATAAATACCAGTAGATTTACCAGTATTTGAATATCCTCTAGCTAGACTTGTAAATCCACGTGGAATGCCAGGTATCCTAAGCGCATCTTGAAATGCTTCAGACAATGGAATCCAACTTAATTCTTTATTTTTTATTTTTCTTGTTAATCCTTTTGATTCTTTATATGATTGTGCATCAAATGATTTCTTTTCTATATTTTTTGCAGGTTTTTTAGCCATAACTTATAATTTAGAGAAAAAAATTGGGCAGTATGATACCACCCAATTTTATTTATTTTAGTAATTTTAGAACGGTAAATCAGAATCCTCTTCATCATTATCATCCTGTGCAACAACTGGTAATGCAGCTTTAGTCGAAGTTTTAATATTTGATTTTACATTAGGAGTACCGAATGTAATTTCTTCTTTACTATCATTGTTCTCATTTTCCTTTAAAGAAACTTTATCAACAAATTTCTTCTCATTTTTATCCCAAGCTGGAACACCGCCTTTAACAATAATCTCAAGATATTCATATGGTTTAACACTATAGACATCTTTCCATGTTCTTTCATCTGCCAACCATTGATTAGCCAACTCTTTATCATCACTCAATGGAGTTGGATCCATATGAGTAATTGTCTGTACAGCTGGTCTACCATTTTGATCTCTAGCTAAAAGAACCAACAAATCACGGCCTGTTTCTGGATCTGTAATGTCTTTACGCACAGCCTGTAATACACCATAAATTTTATCCAATACTCCTTGTTTGCGATAATCGTGATTAAACCTCCAGAATTTAACACCATGGTCTTCGTTATCCCTATCGATAACCTTTACAACATACATTTTTCTTGGGCTGTATTTTTTTGCCAATTCTTTTTGTGCTTCTTTACCAGTAGCACGTAAAGCATCGTATGCTTCACAAAATGGACAGTCTTCTTGCATTTCATGTTTCAAGCATGTAAATGTTTTCCATTCACCCTCAACTTGAACTTTGTGCCCATAGACTTGTTTAAATGGGGTACTTTCATCATTTGTAGGGAGAATGCGAATTCTTTTTGTCGAATTTTTTTCCTTATCAGATAAGTGAGTAGTAAAATAATTTTTTAAATCATACTCTTTAGCTGAATTGTTTTTACTGAAAGAGTTTGAACTATTTTCATACTGTTCCAGCATTGCACTAAGTGCGTCTTTTTTACTCATAAAATTTGTAATTTAATATGTATATGTTATTGTTTACTTCTTTAATTATATAGTATAATATAATAAAAATTCATAAAAAGTCAAATTTAGATTGACCATATTTTCTAATACTATCAAATATACAAATGAAAAATTGAAAATGCAAGTAGGTTTTAAGATAAATTAAAAAGGGAGCAAATTTGCTCCCTTTTTTTAATAAACATCTTCTTCGTCATAATCCTCTGGACTGTCTAATGATTTCTTAATTGAAACATCTGTGAAACCAGAATCTATATCATCCTTTGTTAAAACAAATTCTTTCGGTTCTTTTTCACCCTTAGTATCATAACCATCAACATCTTTCCAATAATCATTTATTTTTATATTGAACGGAAACGAATCTAACGATCTCATTTCCAATCTTTCTACTGGAGTAGGATTTCTTTTAATAATTTCTTTTTCTAATTTTTCTATTTTATTAGTTAAAGAATCCATTTTTGAAATTCTTTTTTCAAGTTCATCAAATTTGGACAATAGTTCACTTGTTTTTTGGTTAGCATCTGAAGCGGCTCTTGTAGCTTCTTCACTTCCCTTAACTAATTGTGTTACATCAACTTCAACGTCTTCATTACCAGTTTCTGGCATCTCTTCAGCCCCTTGGTTCATATCCACATTTGCACCTGTATCTGCTGAATCATCATTTACGTCAAATAAATTGTCATCATCATTTTCAGGTGTTTCTGGAGAATTATCAACATTTGTCTCTGGGGGAGTATCCGCATTTATTTCTGGAGCGTTATCGGCATCTGGTGTGGCTTCTGGTTCTTCATCAGCTTCTTCAAGTCCGTTTCCTCCTGAACCCAAAATCAAATTATCTTCTTTTTCTTTATCATTATTTTCTCCTGTATAGAAAGAATATTCAGATAATAATTTAAATTTTTTTAGTTCTTCTTGTAAAAGAGCTGGATTTAATTTTTTTGCCATATTAGATTAATAGTTGTCTACCGTCTTCAATTATTATTTTTTTATTGATTCTTTCTTGGATGCTTTTATCTCCTTTAATAATGCAGACCCCTGATGAGCAATCCATTTCTGGATTTTCTTCATTAATTTTAGGTTTTTCATCCAAAAAACTTTCAAGAGCTTTTTTGTAATCTTTATCAGATTGTTTAATATTCATAACATTAAATTTTAAGTGTGTTACTTATAAATATCTCATTTTTTTAAAAAATACGCTTGATATTCATAAGTTTTAGTTCTTTATTATCAATAAGAATAAGTTTATTTTGATATTCGTCCCAATTAATTCTATGTGATTTATAATCAATATTACCAATTGTATCGCCTAAATTTTCTTCTATTAATTTATTTAAAGCGTTTATGGTATATAATGCATTACCCTTTTTATGAATAATAATAGCATTTGGAAATAGATTTTTTAGATCTAAATGCTTATTTTCTGATAAGATTATCTTAAATGTTACTATAATTTTAGATTCGTCATCCAAATTTTTATAACAAAATACTTTGTTTCTTGATATATTGAATTTTGTCTCCAGATAAGTCATGAACCAATCAAGTCTTTCGGGAAATAAAAATGATGCTAATAATATTGTTTTATCCATTTTTTATAGTGTATAAGTAGGGTATGTATTTAACTTGATTATCAAGAAAATCGATACCTTTTTTGTACTCTATAAATATGTTATTTTGTTCTAAAAAGACTTTAGTATTTTTACTAATTCTATCTAAAATTTTATTTTTATTAAATCCAATGTATTCGAGCAAATTTAAATCTATTCCATATATAACATTATCCATGTATATATAGGCCATATCAATGTTTTTTATTAATTGTTGGTGTCTATATGTTATAGATTTGTTATTATAAAATATATATAAAAATTTTTTAACATTTGATTTTTTTAAAGAAATGAAATCTAAGAAATAATATTTGACATTTTTAATTAAATTTTTGTAGACATTTAGCGAAAAGTTGTAAATATCCTCATCATGTAATTCTCTATTTTCTGTCTTTTTGAAGGTCCAGAATAAATTATTATCTAATTTTCTATCTATTATGCTATAATTTGGGTAATTATTCTTAATATATTCCCAGCCAATGATTAATGTGGGTAATCCTTGGATAATATCATCCAAGGATTTTACCACATTAAAATCGTCAGAAACGTTCTCTTTGGTGTTTGAAACAATATTGGCTATCTTCATTATAGACAAATATACAAAAAAATTATGTAATATTTGATATATCAAGTAAAGTTGTTGTATCTGTTATGTTCACATTACCTATATGAATAAAATAATTAATAATTGCATTAGTATAAGATGTTGGATCTCCTGTTTGATATACTGAAGCATATTGAAATAATGTAGTTAGTGGACTATAGTGTCTTGATGTTCCGTTAAGAGCTGGTTCTATAATTTGAACATACTGCGCCCTAATACCATCGTCTAATGTAGGAAATATTTGAGTACTATTTGGATCAATACCTGGTGCCGTATTACCTACATTACCAGGGTTATTAGTTTTATATGCTTTACTAGTAGGATAGAATCCTTCTATTTTTGTTTGTGCTTGAAATAAAAGACTAATGCCTTTGGTTATAGCTGATGATCCATTTGGTAAACTAGGGTTTTTAGAATTTATCACCCTATTTAAAGCTGGGATATATTCTTCTTGTATATATTTAGGTATTGTTATTTTATAGTTTACTAAACCACCATAAACACCACGACCCACTGCTGTTTCACTGGCAATTATTGAAAATTTTCTACCCTTATAATAATATTGATATGTTTTTTTCATTATTAATAAATAAAGCCCAGTATTAGTGTCATCTGTAATAGTTCCGTCACTATTTAATGTTAATAAAGTTGATTTTACAGTACCTTCTGAATCATCGGGAGCGTTAGTACCAGTATTTAAAGTATTTATAGCACTTGTTTCTGGAACCATTCCTCTATTACCTCCAATTAAACTAGCCACATTATTTTCAATTTTCCAAACAATATTACCATGTGATGCTGTATATTCACCCTTTCTAGGCATAATCATTATGTCACCAATTTCCACTTTTATAGTTAACCCAGCCTTTAATGGAAATAATTCATAACCATTATTACTATCCAAGGCTGCCGTTGCATAACTATAATGACTAGATGCTGCTGGAAAATTATTATCACCAAAGGTCATAATATAAGATACAAATACTGCGCTCCAAGGTTTATTATATGTAACCTGACTAAAATTATAAACACCTTGTTTATTATTATATTGATTAATATATTTTATACCTGTTGGTGAATTTTCTTGAAGTGTTCCGCCACCCCAGTTATCTAATTCAATCTTAGCGTGATCGCTAATTTTAGTTGGATCGAAGCCTGGTGTAATAATAGCTTGAGCTGGTTTATTTGCTGACGGAGTAATTACTGATGTAATAAAGTTTGTAGCATTAGTAGTTAGAGGTGGTGGTGCTGTTGGTGGAACATTTTCAAGGCTAAATGGTCCGTTGGTTGATGGTCTTTGTATTATTTTATTAACTGGTAAATTTTGTTTTAATACATCTTGATATTTAAATACATAATTTGTATAATTTGAATTAATGCCAGATGTACCAGCTTTTGGTAATTGATATCCATCTAAAAGGGATGTGTATAGGCTTGCAGCGTCAATTAATGGTGTAGCTGTTTTTTTAATCCTTACGCCAGTAAAAACAGTAGACATATTATTTGGAACAATATGATGTTTTACACCAATTATTAAATAAGCACCACGAAATAGCGGTATATTATTTAATTGAAAATACATCATTGGCTGAATCATAGCATTGCCCATCATTGTTACTTCCGCTTTATAGCTTCTAGCAGAATATACATTATATAAATTTTGACCTACATAACTTTGACTTGTTTGAGAATATGTATTTGCTATAGCATCTGTAATTTTTAAAGACTCATTAGTTTCTGTAAATTCAGACTGATCTAACACTATATCTTTAAAAATATTTTGATTTTGTTGACCATAGTTAACAAGAAAAGCAGCTGTTGGTGTTTCCCAATCTTTTATTGGTGATACTAAATCACTTGGAATTGTTGATTTATCGTTTAAATTAATCCCATCATTTGGATAATCAGAATTTGGCCCTAGATCTAATTTTGTAGATGTCTGACCAACATACATACAAACAAAAGATGGACCAGATACTGGTAACGTTTTTGCTTGATAATATGGATACGGTGTGAAAATATTTTGAACATCGTCATTATTTGTATAATCAATGTATGTTGGCAACGGAACAAATAACATATTATTATCTGTTAATAATCTACCAAATAAATCATAAAAACTACTATCACTACTATCGGCTAATATTTTAGAAAATTGTACAGGATTAATTGGTAAAGTATCTCCTATGTCAACAAATGCTCTATTTATAAATCTAAAGCTATCTATTAAATTTAAACTACTACCATTGCCACCAAGATGTATATTCATTTGAGTATCGCCATCTAATCTTGTAGGATTATCCCCAATAGAACCTTTTGTACAACATTGAAATGTACTTTTTGTTGGGCTATCGGTATTTGCTATCCATTTATCATATATTTTTTTTAATGTTCTATAAATTTCAAATTTTATTTCTATTAAATTTTTATTATTAAAATATTGTTTATCATTTTCATCTTTAGCCCCTTTAATTTCCGCAGTAAAAGTGCTTATATATGTATTAAGATCAGTTGAAGAAATACTAACTGGTAAATTACACGGTACTATATAATTATCAAATTCAGCGTCAAAAAATTGATTTGCTGCCCATAATCTCCAAGAACAATTAGCAATATATTTATAATTAAAAAAAAGATTTTTTAAAGTATTATCTATGTTTCCATTTTGTTTATATTCAATTACATAATTATTTGGTACATCCTGAAAATAAGAAAAAACAACATAATCAGATACGTTTAAAGATAAAAATTCTACTATGTTATTTATATTATTCATACCATTTTTTGTGGTAGCACTTATTGAATTATATGCTTTTATCCAATTAGCATCATTTGATATTGTTTGACTTGTTAATTGATTCGTAGTTAAAATATTCTCTGGTGAAAATAAATTACTACTATTAGACGGTACAAAACTAAGAAGACCATTATTAGTATTATTAGTAGTTGATGTTTGATTAATTACAGATATTTCAAAAATTTTTTTTAATTCTGGAAAACCATTAGAATTATTAAAATTATTAGTGCCATTTACAAAACTTAAAAATTCATTCAAGAATGTTTGTTTTACTGGACTTGGTAAATTTATAATAATGTTTTCAATATTAGCATTTCCGCCATAACCATATCCAAAACGCATTGAATATGGCATACTAGCCTCTTTATTACCAGTAAATAAACAATATTGATATGTAGTAGGTATATTATATTTTTTACTATCCGTATAAGACCAATAGTGTATATCATTATAATTTTTAATTGTATTATTATTATTTAGAATTATGTCACTAGGATTTTGAACTATATTATTAGGATAAATTAAACTAGAATTCGAACTGTCTGTAAATAAAATTGGATCTTTACCTAAAATATTGTATATATAATCCTCAAATGTTAATAATGATGTAAAAGAACTATTATTTGTTTTTAACCCACCTTTTTCGTATCTCCATATTAACGCTCCAATAAATGCAGGTAGTAATAATGGAACTTGAATAAATCCACTTCTATATTGAAATATATTCAAAATACTTGATAGATTAAACATACCTCTATTAACATCGGCAATTTCCTCACCTATCAATCCATTCCAAGGGAAACAATGTAAAAAAAGATATGCTTTAGCTTCATTTGATGTTTGAGCATTATAAAATCTGGAACCAAATAAATTTTGAAAATTATAATTTTCAGCATTTTTTGTTTCCCAAGAAAATCCAAAAAATGGAAAACTTATATCTGAATTATTCTGATTTTGTCTATTATTAATAAAAAAAGGTAAATTCTGTCCATTATTATTTTGATTTTTAAATAAATCAGTAATACTAAATTTTTTTGAATGTTCTTTATTTCTAACATAAAAAACATTAAAATTATTTATACTATTATCAGCGTTATAAATATCCCAATAACCTAATACAGTATTAGTTCTACCACTTGTTAAATTTAATGCGTTTGGATTATTTGAATTATAATAAAAAAGACTATATAACGGTTCTATATCATTTAACCCTAAGCCATTAGCCCCATCATAATTAATTGAACTAAATTCCTGTATACCATATTTTCCATTTATAGTATTAAATCCATAATTTTGAATTATTTTAGGATCTATTACAGATTTATATTCTATAATAGCAACATCAGCATAGTCACTAGTAGTCGTAACCTTTTTTTCAACTATTGCATTTTTTAATAAATTTATATAATTAATTGCATTAGTAGTCTGTGAATAAGTACTTGGTGATGTTATTTTAGTATTTTCATAAAGATTTTTTTCTACAACATATATATATGATGCATTATCTGTATAGGCAGTCAAATCTGGAGAATCACACACCCTACTACTTAATAAATAAGTAGACGGTTCTGTATTAATTGTTGAATTTTTTGAGTTTGGTGAATAAATCGCAGAAGTACCAAAAAAGTTTTTATCTGTTGGCAACAACCATCTTTCTGGTATGCCTTCATTTAAATAATTATATGTACATGGATTATTATTTATAAAAATAGTTGTATCTTTACCATTAATATTAGCAATAGTACCGCTATAATCAGTAATAGTTTTATAATTATTATATAATCCATTAATAATATTAAAATTATTACCAAATTTAGTAATAACATTTCGTGCTTCTGCTGTAGCAAAAGCTTTTATTTCATCATCACTCAAATAATTATTTGAAAACCCTAAAAAACCAAATGCTCTCATCATAACATAAGCTGCTAAGTCTTTAGGTCCTGTTGATGATGGCAATCTTTCGTATGGGCTTGTTGTTTGATACAAGTATGAATCAATTGGATTCATAGAATTCCAAGCAGATGGTCCGTTTACACTATTATTAATATCCTGTAAAATTTTATTTCCAATTAACATTCCATCATATAATTGATCTACTAATTGTATTTCTGGAACTTGTTCTGGATTTGTAAGAATTCCTGATTTTCCTAAATATTCTTCTTCATCATTTATATTATGATATTCTGGAAATGGAAAAATAATATTTTTATTTATATTTTTTTTATTAATATCAATATTAACCTCACCATTAACATTTTGAAATTTTGAAAATTGTGCAAGTCTTGTTGAATCTTTCCAATGTGTTGCCGTTTCATAAATCAATTGTAAAAATATTTCAATTGCTGTTGTAAAAATATTTGTAATATTTCTAATATTAGGGTCAAATTTTAATACTGTTTTTATTTTTTGATATAAATCTTGACCAATTTGTTTTTCAAGAATTTGTTGTTGTGATGTTATACTGGTTAATTGATTATTTAATGCTGTTAACACATCTGTAACATCTATAAACATTAATTGACTATTACCGCTACTTATATTTTTAATAGAAATATTGAATCTAGTAACTATACTATTAATCTGTGATATATCACTTATACCATAACGTTGATAGGCCTTTTGTATATTTGTTTGTACATTATTGGCTATTGGTTGTTTTAAATCATTAGTTGAGAATTGAGTAATAATAGCTCCTAAGTTATTAATTAAATTAAGATTTTGATTTTGAGTTATACCATTATATATAGAAAGTTCTTGTTGAAATGTTGTATTAAAATCTCCTACACTTTTATTTACATCATTCATTACATTAGCGATATTACCTATAGCAACAATGTCATTATTTGAGGTGTCTGATGCAAGATTTGCACTAAAGTTATTTTTTAAATTTTGTATGAATTTATTTACATCATTAATTAAATTATTTAAACTAGTTTCAGCCTGTTGATAAGAACTTAATGTAGTTGCGTTTTGATTACTATTAGTAAGTTGGTCTTTAATAGCCTGATCTATTAATGGTATTGCTTGTAAAAATTGATTTATTGATAAAATATTAGGACTACCACTTTTTTTTGAAGAATTAATATTTTTTAATATATCTATTCCTCGTGGTGTTTCTTCTGCAGCTTTTATTAATCCAACTATCATATCTGATAATAATGCATATGTATAACCTACAAAATGTGTTGTAATTTCAAAATTACCAGTCTGAGAGTTAAATCTACTATTGAATTTTGTTAGATGTAAACAATAAATTACTGGTTTTCCATAATACCCCTTTATTTTTAATTGAAATAATGGATATGGTAAAGTAAAAAAAACATTATATTTAGATTGACCATCTTGTTGAAAAATAGCACCACCACGTATATCAACAAAATTAATTGTAACCATTGGAGTATATGATGAATTAAAATCAATATCAATACTAGTTAACCCTAACGATTCATCTATAGTATCTAAACTTGTTGATAATTCAGTATATTTTGTTGTTAAATTTGGTTTATTAGCAGTTGTCGCATCACTAGTAAACGTCATTAAATTAATAATTTCATTATTATTGAAATTAATATTAATTTTTTCATTAGTAACATTTGTACTTGAATTATTTTTACTCGATACTAATAATGTTCTACCTTTAGCATAAGTACTTAGCTCAACAATAATTGATAAATCTTCTGGTGGAACAGACATATTAAATTTATTATCTGAAAAAATTCCGCCATTATATTGATTTGTAAAATCATTAGGATCTATTAATTTAATTCTTTTTATATCATTATTAATATTTTTATCCCCCATATAAACTATTATAATTATTAACTGATGTTATATATCTATCAATGGCTGATTCTAGCGGATATGGAATAACAATAATTGATTGATCTGGAATTAAAAACTCTAACCCACCATATTGTTGATTTGCTAGCATTATTAACCAACCATAATATGGACTATTATAGTATGTATTACTTAATATGTCAAGCCTTGTCTGACCTAATTTATAAATAACACTTATGTCAGTTGTGTAGACATTTAAACTTAAACCAGGTATGACGTTCATACTTCCATTATTCCTAAAATTCTGATATCTATCGTAATATCTTGTTGCCATAGTCTATTATTTGAATATTTTATTTATATTAGCTTTTAAGTTTATAATTGAATTGTCTTTTACTCCAGTTAAGACTACATTCAAAAAATAATTATTTGAATCTGATATTATTTGAATTGGTAATACTGGAGTAAAATTACTCAATGGTGCAAATACAATTGTATTTTTTTGAGCATAACCAATATATGTAGTTGTTGGTTGATTAAATACAACGGTCTTATTTTGGTCAAATACTTGGGTTGTGACACTATAACTCTGTGATAAATTATTAATTGAATTATTTACAATATTGTATGTCAAACCACTAATTCCACTAGATAATGTGAAATATATTTGTGAGACTGGCATATATAATACACTAGCATCTTGAGTACTACCAGTTAATGTAGTAGTTTCTGTTTTATTACTTGCAGCTGCAGTTGCTGTTTGATTAACAACTACACCATCATTTGTCGTATTTGTTGGTACTATTTTAGAATCTTTTTCATAAGATGTTGTTGTCGGATCTAATCCTAATACCAAACCGTAATTATTCTCCAATGAAGTAGTGCCAATTGTATTTCTTTTATCAGCAAAATTATTATTGTTATTAGTAGCATTTACATTACTAGTTCTTGCAACATAATCAGATCTTGGGTCATATACTTGTGTATTAGCAAAGAAATTAAATGATAGTGCATTCTGTAATTTATTTATTGGACTCAATAAACTTGAACCACCAATATATTTAAAAGACATATTTACATTTGCTATCATAGGCTGCACACCAATTCCTTCTGGGTTTAAATCCCATTGTGGTTCTTGAAAATCAAAATTTACACTATCTATCATTATTTTTGTATTATAAAAATCACCAATTCTTAAAATACATACTGGGGGTGGCCCAAATGCTAAATTACTTGGCGTTGCTTCTTGTATTGTAGGGCCCTGTCTTGTACATTGCAATAAAAATGTAAGTCTTGAATTAAACCCTTCTGGTGTCATACTATGAAACGCTGGATGAAAATATTTAATTTTTTCACGTATTTTATCAAATACAAACGGATCTGTTCTTTTTAATTTTTCAAAAAATAACGCTTCATTGTAAAACCTTTGTCTTATTGAACTATTTAAGCTTACACTATTTGCATTATTATTTGTATTAGTATTATTATTTGATGTTTCTACTGGATTATCAATTTTTGTTTTAGATTGATCTATACTAAATGAAATTGATGCATATCTATCTTTTTTTGGCAATAGCTCTGATTGAGGAGTTTTTTTGGGATCATTACTATAGCCTTTGTTATTTTGACCTATTGAACTATCATTTACTTCTGCACCTTTATAAATAATTCTATCACCAAATTCAGCAAGTAAGAATTTTAAATATGTGATTGTATTATCTCTTCTTTGTTTTGCTAAAATTATATTTTGATCTGGACATCCTTGACTACTAGCAAAACCAGCTACAGTTATAGCTATAGTGTAATTTTCAAACTGAGGACTTGCCAAATAACTTATTAAATGGTCTTGAAAATCTGGTGTAACCCAACCATCAAAAGTATTAGTATCAATTGTTATTTTTTGATTAATAGAATTCAATTTGAAATTTGTTCCAGCAGCCCATGGACCAGTATATTTCCCATTTATCTTTGTACACGAACCATTTGTCTGTAATTGATAAGTTATCTCAAAATCACTAGAATAATCACTAATATTTGCATTCCCCTCATAATCACTGTTTACATATACACAATCATTTCCAAAATAAATATTAAAACCATTTGGATTTACATCTGATTTTATATTAATTGTTGGTGCTGTTACTGTTGTTTTATTAACATTTAGAGGTGCTCTATTATTTATAAAATCTATGTTTTCTTGTGTTAATAAATTTGACCATTTTGAATTATCTAAATCTAAACAACCCGAAAGCCATGAGTCAATAAACTCATCAGTAGCTGTGTTTTTACTATCAATACCAAAAGCATTCATTATACTTGGATGATCGACAATTACTTTAAACGATAAATTACCAGTTCTTTCGGTATTATTATAAGTATATAATGGCTCACCTCTACCAATAAAAAGATTTGATTCTATACTAACATTACTTGTTTCATTAAAAGATAAATCATATGGCGGAAACCACATTATTCTACCAAATTTACCAGTCAATAAATCACCTGGTCCTTGTTCAACTTTTGGTAAATTTACAGCAGG